AATCAGTACAGTGGATATGCGTTACGTGTAGCTGATGTCAGCAGCGACAGCACATACGAACTGGATGGATCGCGGACGATACAACAAAACAGCAGCGGTTTAACATTTCAGGACATATCGGGACATTATGACTATTTGGGCAATGGTCTCAGGGGTCAAATTCAACTGGGTTTGGATGCCCCCAGGGCTTATCAAATCACAAACATGGGAGGAGTATATAATGGTTCAGGTATTGACGAGTTGATCTATTCGGAGGTCCAGGGTGTACCAATCAGGATGACAATTGGCCAGGTAACGACATGACGAAGGTCAGGATCAGATCTGGGATGAACCTGGCATCGGAGTTTGGGGATAAGTTATCGAATGAAATCAGCAAACAGTTACGGGATCAAAAGATCGATATAAAATTTGACCTGGCCATTGGTTTCAGATTAACCTATAAGGTGAATAAAGACAGTATTACCAAGATCATATCAGAAATCAACGCAAGGGCAATGGATATTGTTGCTGGCGATATAGCGGACGCATTGAATGCTGCCATGAGCAGTGGGATATGGTCGGGTCAGGATCCTGATATTGTTGACAGTGGGGCATTGCTAAGGTCATTGAGGGTGACCAGGGAGGGCAGCGACATACGCATCAGTTATTCGGAGCCATATGCGGCATTGATACATTATGGTGGATATGTAACGCCGTACGGCAACAAGTCAGCGGAGCGTGTGTATATACCGGGGAAACCATGGGCAGAATCATTACTGTTTGGCGGCGGACCAATCGCGCAATATGACTATTCGGCTGCGTATAAAAAAGCACTAGCGAGCATGAATTAACGAGCATCTGTGGGTAAATGGGTATACTGTACAGTACCACCAGGCAGGACATCCAAAGTGCTGTCTGACATCAGATCAAAGGTTTAGATATGAGCAAGTTACCTTTTGTTGTTGAGCCACGGTTGGCACCACGCATCGAACGTATTGGCTCCGAGGATTCTGGTATCATCGAGATTGAGCGCAGGGGATATTTAACGAGTGGTGAAAAGAATTTTGTACAACAAATTGCGCAACAAGATACGGGCACGATGCGTTTGATTGAGCTTGCTCGATTGATTTCCAGGGAATACGACTTGGATTTGGAGTTGGCGTATGATTTATTGATAGCATCAATCACGAATCAGGTGCGAGAAGGTGTACGGGAAACGGAAATCATTGGTAACATTACGAAAGATTACAGCACCCAGGTACAGGATGTAATCAAAGAGATTGCAATTTCAAAATCAAGGGAAGAATTGGTGATGGCGGCGTGTCTGATCACGCATCGTGTCAACCGTGATTTTGAAACAGCAGACATCATGGAGGTGCATCCTGATATTATCAGCGCACTGGCGGAATTATACCGTGAAGAAGAAATGAAATCAATTACACGGTTACTGGGTAATTCCGAGGATGCTGCTGACAAGAAAGCTGATGAGGCAGTTAATATCGAGAAGATCGAAAAAAAGCGCAAGGTGACCCGAGCGAACTGATACCATTCCAGGAATATTACTGGACACTGAAGTATTCGTTTCCGGGCGACCCTGAGTTCAGTGTAAACAACTATTGGTTATTACCGTATGAGTACATCATAGGAGCCGTCAGGGCTGTAAATGAGATACGGTTCCAAAGGTTACATGAATACGAAAGGCCGTTTGCGATGTTAGCAGCACAGCAAGCGGAAATGAATCGCGATGCAAAGAAAAGGCGCAAACCGTTCGATTTGAATGATTTTTACTTATATGTAGACAGCAATACATCAGACATGCCAGATGGTATCTATGGTGCTGCGGCAAAACGGTTAATTGAACTGGGCAAATACCCGAGTTGGGCGTTGTTTGTGTACAACGACTTGAAAGTAAATGCAAAGAACTGTAAGGCACCAAGTGACGATGATCTAGTGCTGATGAATGACACAGCAGTCATACTAGCGCCCAAGGTTATCGATGGTACGTGTCACGGGATGTTGTTGGCGCTACGTGATGCGAGCAATCGTATCCTGGAGTTTTCTGATATCACGGGTGAAAACACTATGATACTGAGGATGCCATCCATCGAAGGCCAGGTCACGGCAAACGAGGACGCGCAACTCAGGATAATAGCCTAGTTAAGCTGCGTCTTTTTCTGGTGCCATTTGTGGTGACCAGTTACCATTAAGCCACTGTCCAATGCGCCATTCAGCGATTGGGCTGTAGAATGATTGCTGGCGGTACCACGTTTTCCAATCCTGGGAGGCCTTTGAGTGATTACAGGATACGCAAGCTGGTGTTATGTTATTGGTGCGATCTGGACCACCTCTGGATTTCGGCCTGATGTGATCTATTGTCAGACTCAGGTCGTCTATTGGCGGTTTGCCGCAATAAGCGCAACGATAGTTCCAGGCCCTTTTGATTGATTCTATCCATTGTTTGCGTGCCTCTTTGCGTGTTAAAGCAGACATGTTCGACAAATAATCAGATGGGTACTGGTACAATGGCAAATCAACGATGCCATCTAGCCGTCCATTCATTTGTGTTACTTGTCCGTGAAATACTTATCCGTTAATTGCAATACTGTATGGCAAGTGTCGATATAGCGGACCAAGTGAAGCTCTAGGTTGGCCATGGCTTGGTATTCGACTGTTGATATATGATTCCTAGCGATCAGTCGCCTGCAGGCCGATTACTGTTTATTTTTGCCTGTTTTTCCTGTAATCTTTTTGCTAATTTTTCTCGTCTGAAATTTATCAATTGTGCCTGTTTTTCTAGCTCGGCGGACTGCTCTCGTGTCACTTCTACGACTTTAATAGAACCGTAATCTGCGACAATTGTGCCAACATCTAAATTGGTGCTATATTCTGCGGCGGCGGGGGAACTCAGTGGATCGGGGCAAGAAATTACCGGTTCCAGGTCAGCGGGAGTATCCATAAGTTAATAGCAACACAATAGTTAACCAATAATCCACTGCAGAACAGGAAACATAGAGCATCCCGATAGGCATATGCAGTGACGCAACAACTGGTAACATCACCAGAGGTGATATACGACACCTTGACTGGTGACAGTACTTTTATGAGTTATGTTGGAAGTTATGTGTTCACAAATAGCAACACAACTCTTGACTCCATCAGTATTTTAAGCCCCGGCCAGGACTTGCCACGCCTGAAATCAGTCAACGGCATGGAAGTAGTCATACATGACGTCGGCCCAATCAATCGAATTGACTATATAAGTGACGCATCAAGCAGTCTGGTTACATGGAAGTGCTATTTAATAGCATGGGAAGGAGCAACTGGCGGCACACTGATGGCAGCAATGCGCCGCATGATTGAACTATTCAGTGGTGCGCGATCAATTGAAATTACGCCAGCCAGTATTGACGCAGTTGGATCGGAATTAAGAGCATTAACACAAATTTTGGTTACTATTCCTGAGAATTCTATTGTGATTCCACAATAGTACACCACTTAGTATTCCAAAATCAACAATTAACCATGTAATCGCCAGTAATCAAGCATATTTTGGAACTCTAGGGTAACGGGGTGGTACTGCCCCGGATTGTCCCTTCGCCCCGGATGATCTCCGGCAGGACCCTCTTGGCTAATTATAGTGCAGCTTTTGGGTACGACGTGTACATGGTACCCCTGGCCCTTTCTTCTGTTGACACGGCTTTCACTGGCGTTACTGCCGGCATTGATGCTAGCGGTGGTTTCATCGATCTTGGCACCAGCAATGCCAATGTCCTGGCAGCCAACAGTACCGTCGCTTATTCTGACGGTATCTTCACCGTTGAAGGCAGTGCATTCGCCATGGATGGCACTGATGAAATCGTGCGTCTGTATGGCCTGACCAATGCCAGCCTGGAGACTGATACGAACTCCGAGGATATCGTTACTTACGACTCTGAGACCAAAGGTTTCAACGTCAGTATCGCTACTTCCAAGACCTGGAGCGTTTCGCTGTCTGGCGTGGCCGACTTCAAGGACGCTGGCTACCAGATCCTGCGTCTGACGGAACAGAATACGGTGGCAGACGGCCTGCGTGTGAAGTTCGTGCGTCGTGGCCCCACAGGCACCGAAGAGACGGTGTATGGCTATGGCACCCTCCAGGGTTACACGGAAGCGATTGAAGCCGGTTCTATCGTGTCCTGGGAAGCAACCGTGCAGGGTTACGGCCCTTATCGCATCGACATCGATGCCAATGCGTGATATGCAGGCCTGAAGTCAGTCTGTCTAATGGCCCTCCTAACGGGGGGCTTTTTATTGGTAAAATATCAGTTTATTTTGGTTTGATATCGGCACTATAAAACATAGGATTGTATAACCGCTGATGGCTGCCAACGATTCCATAGTCCTTGGCATAAAGACAGAGGATCGTGGTGCAGCGGCTGGGCTTATCCAGGCACTGGAAAAGGCGGGTCCAGAAGCGCGTGACGCATTACTTAATGCGCTTGGTGACAAGGCGGGTAAAAAGGCTAGTCTTCAATTAGTAATCAAACCAGCCTTTGAAGGAGAGGACTTAGATAAGGTATTCAAGGGTTGGAATTATTCCCTTCAGGAAACTGGTTCATTACAAGACGAGCTAGCGAAGAAAGCGGAGCGCCTTCAAGGCATAGAGAAGGGCAGCCTGACAAATCTCAGGGCGCTGGTAAACACATACAAACAGCAGCGAGACGCCCTATCGCCAACGTTAACTGCCACTGACGGCCTTGGCCGAAGGGTAAACGTTGTAAACCAAGAGTGGGCGAATGCGAATGCCAAAGTAGAGAAATTCAGCCGCTTATTGAACATAGCTGGAGCGTCTAATTTCTGGGATCGCATTAAAGCGGAGCTGAATCTGGGCCCACTACTGGCGGCCGGTCGTGCGGTAAGTGACCTGGTCAATACGTTCCAAAGTTTGTCTATTATATTCGGACAAGTACAGGGCGTATTTAATACTTTTATTGATTCCCTGGGCAGGATACAGCAAGTTGACCTATTGTTCAGAAGTATTGGTCAAGGACCAGCGGATGTTGCCACTGTTTTCAGCGATTCAACCAAGATTGCCCTGACATATGGCACCAGTCTTAATGTAATCCGAGAGGGCTTTGCCCAATTAACACCAGCCGTTGTTGCCGCCGGTGGCAATATCAACGATGTGTCTGGCATTGTGGCTGCTTTGTCAAGCAGATTTGCTGTTTTTGGACTTGGCGCTGACAAAACACAGCGCATAATGAATGGCGTCATCCAGGCCTTTGGTAAAGGCAAGCTGATGGCTGAAGAATTAAACCAGCAAATAGCAGAAGCCGACCCTGCGTTTCGTATTGACCTGGTAAATGCCTTAAACAAGCTAGATCCTAAGCTGAAATTAACCACAGCCGGCTTAGGCGAAATGGTGAAGAATGGGGAATTAACAAACGATGTGCTGCTTAAGGTGTTGCCTGCGATGGGGAAAACCTCGTCAACTTTTGGCGCCCTGGGCAAAAGTGCGCTTAGTGCGTCTGTTGCATTGCTCAGGAATGCAGTAACAGTTGAACAGGTCAAGAATCAAATCGCTACACTGAATCAGTTAAACCTGGAGAGTTTAGCCAATCTGTTTAAGCCGTTACTGGGCTCATTTCTGGCTATTCAAGCCGCCGTAACAGATTTTACTACCGACATATTAAAGCTAGAGGTGACCAGGACTCTGATAGAGATATTTAACAACCTGGCTATTGTTATTGCCGCCACAACTGTAGCCATCACGAAGCTGATAACAATTGTTGGAGCCGTCCTTAACCCATTCTTTGGTTTAATAAATGCTGTAGATGGCTTACTTGGCGGGCTGATCGGCCTCAGGCCCATTGTGACTCTTATTGGCGTCATTATCGCCGCAAATCTCACTAGAACACTGCTCACTGCTGCCCTTAGCTTCAAGGCCGTTTCTCAGGCGACTCTATTGTTCGGCAATGTACTGAAATCGACCGCTATTGGCAGCGTAGCTGGCTTCAGGACTGCTATACTTGGTCTGACGACTATACTTAATGGCAACTTCCTTGATGGCCTTAAGGGATTCGCCAATGGCATCGGCGGATTCAATTTCCAGCTTGGAAAGACGAAGGGTGCAGCCGGTGCGGCGAAGGGTGCAACCAGTGAATTTTCTAACATACTGGGCCTTTTGCCGGGGGCATACGCTGATGCTGTTATCGCCCAGGAAGCGTTTAATAATGGCAGCGACAAACAAAAGAATAACCTAGACAAGCAGGGCAAAGCTGCAGGTGGCGCGACGAAGGCTACACAGGGAATAGCCACCGCTACTGGCGACGCCGCGGTTGCTGCTGGAGGCGCTGCTAGCCTTTTTGGCCTAAGCGCCACTGCCCTGGCCGCATTGGCCGTTACTGCCGCTGTCTCAGTTGCTGCATGGAGTGTATACGAAAAAAGCCTGAAGAGCGCCTGGGAGACGGGTGAAACACTGAAGGCAGGGCTAAAGTCCATAAAACAAGAGCTGGAAAACCAAAAAACCGCACTAGCCAGCACCGCAGACGGTACGGACACTTTTGCGAAGGAACTGAAAACAGCCAAGGGTGAAGTAAACAGCATAAAAGCCGGCCTTTTGGCCATTGCTAAATTTGTATTTCCTGTTTTTACGGTATTTGTAAAAAGCGATGTCGACACCGTAGCTGACATAGCGAATAACCTTGGTGAGGTAAAGACTGTACTAAAGGAAGTAGATATTGAAACAAACAAAGTAACGACGGATCTGAAAAAGTATAATTCCGAGACCGCCAGCGAAAAAACTACGGCACTACTAAAGGCCAGGGTGACGGCTCAACTGCAATCATATGATCTTATCATTCAAAAGCTGGGCCAAGTCAGGCAGGAAAAGTTAAAGGAGGCCAAATCTACTGGTGGAGGAGTTAGTCAACAAGAAGCCAAAGCGTTAAATCAATTAAGCAAAACGCTGGACGAGGCCAAGGCCAAGAGAGAAGCGCTGAGAAAAGAAGCCGAAAGCAAGGGTATAAATATAACGGTAAATGACACCGAATTGAAAATAGGCACTCAAAGTCTTGCGTTGCTACAAGAACGAATCAAGACCTTGAAGGCAACAAAAGCAGAGGCAACGATTGGAACAAAGGGCTACAAGGAGGCCGAGGCACAAATTAAAAGCCTGGAAGGCCTGCTGAAGCTACTTGAATCAGACCCAACCGAAGTCCGAATAAAAGTCAATTACGACATAAGTAAAGGGCAACTGGAATCTGCCGTAAGTCAAGCGCAGGCATTGGTTGAGCAATTCAAAGCTCGCCAGGATTTAATAGAATCAGGATATGACATTATAAAGGCTGAGATTGGAGCACGAATTACCGCCGCCAAGGATGAGCTAGATGTATTGAAGGACCGAAAGGCCTCCTCAGGCGCAATAAAAGCAAAAGAAGAAGAAATTGAAGCACTTAAGAAACAGGCAGATAATGTTGAACGTGCGGGGTTAGTCAACAGGCTGAACAGTCTTGGTCAAGCGCAAAAACTAGAGCAAGAAGTACTGCGGTTAAAGCAACAGCAAGCCGCGCTAGATATTCAAAACAAAGTCCGCGAAGCAAATATTAAGTTAAATGAAGCTCAGCAGGTAATCAATCAAGCGGAAGCTGAGCGCAATAAAGCCGTCAGCAGGGGTGTTTCGGGTGAAGCGCTTCAAGGTTATCAGCGTAATGTTGATTTAGCAAGAGAAAACTATGGCCTTCAGCTTGATATATTGAACGCCGAAAAATCAAGGCTGAATTCATTACGGCAAACGCAATCAATAGAAACTGAAACACTGGGGATAAAGCAAAAGACCGAGGAAGTTACCTTGAGATCCAAGGTAGCACAACTTGACACAGCTAAAGCAACAGCTCAAACCGCAGTAGCGACGGGATTGATAAGTAATGCCACCCAGGCAGTATCCAGTGGTTTCATTCAAGTCGGCGATCAGGTAAAGCAACTCCCTGCCTCGGTTCAGGCTGCTAGCTCCAGCATTCAGGCAAGCGCCGCCACCGCTACTGCCGCTGTGCTGGGCTCTGCGGAAGCCTATAGCAGGGTTTCGGCCGGCGCGAATGCAGCGACCAGTGCTACTGCCGCCTTAGCCGGCAACATCGTATCATCCAGCGACAGCGCAAGAAGCAGCGTTGGTCAACTGGGAGACGAGATTGGCGGGGTTGCTGGGGAAGCCGCTAGAGCTTCTTCTGGGTTCAGTGGTATCAGCAGTGCCGCCCAGGCTATTAACACTCAGCGTTTGGCTGAACTAAAAGCCACTCTTTCGGACTCCAAGGAAGAAGCATCTAATGTTGCTGCAGAGCTTGCAAATACTGGTTCAGTCGGCGGCGCCCTGGCTTCGTCTATTCAGCCCTTTACTAACAGCATAAGCGCCACCAAGGATGCCACGAACACCCTGTCCGATTCAATATCCAAACTACCAACAGATGCTGCGGCCGGTCTTTCTGACTCGTTCGAGGGAGCAGCAATCAGTGCGGGCCTAATAGCTAGTGCTGATATTGGTGGATCCGTTGGTGCAGCAACAAGAAACAGTGGCGCATTCAGAGACAGCATGTTAGGGGCCGAGGGGGCTGTCGATGGTATCAGATCAAAGTTACTAGAGCTTGATGGCTTAACAGTTAATGTCAAAGTTGGCGTTGAGGGTGGAGTGCCCGCAAGATGGGCTGGCGGTCCGGTATCGGCTGGGACAATGTATCGAGTAAACGAACTAGGGAAAGAATCGTTCCTGTCTGCTGGCGGCAGGTTGTCTGTTATCAACCGACCGGAAAACAGCACATGGAGACCGCCTACCTCTGGTACGATCATACCGGCACACCTGACTGCTGCGCTTGACATCCCACGAGGTGGAATCAAGCTGCCATCTGGCGCTTCTTCTCGTCTGCACAGGGCGTCTCGTGCCACCGGCGGCAGTCGTAATGTCTCCGATGCTGTCAAGGCAATTGCTGTGAATATGGACACTGGTTACTTGGCACGGTCCCAGGCGACTCAGGCGCAGCAATTAGGCAAGTTAACCATGGCCATAAACGAATTAACAAGAAAGAACTGGAACGTTGATGTAAAAGTCAGGAATACTGGTAGTACAGCTTACTTGGACGCCTTAAACCAGAGACTGTAATGACCGTAACCATCTCCAGTCTGACCATAGATAAATTAACGGCGCAGCCATTTGGGTATGACGATCAAGGGGTTCTGGTAGGTCGCACTTCGCGCAAATTCAGCATAACCGGACTGGTTACGCCTAGTGAATGGTTGGATCTCGTAGATATTTACGATACTTGGCGCAACACCAGAATAGACGAACAGGATCCAGCCATCTCTGGTGTACTCGGTAGCACTGTTGGCTTCAGTGGTACCGGTCCAGGTAGTCAGACATGGACTGATATTGAATGCTGGTTTATCAGTGCGCCAAGTGCTGAGCAAGCGGGTGCATGGCTGTCTGTAAATGTCGAACTAGTAGACGCAGGGCAAGCCTTAGAAGTAATACTGAAGCAACAATTAGACGAGTCAGGGCAGAGCGAACTGAAGCCTGATTTTGGTACTATTACGCTTAGCTCTACGACTTTAACATTAACAAAACCGGTTGATACCTATGGTCCAGGCCCAACTCTGGAATTGACGGCCGCCGGTACCCATTACCTGTCTGGCCCTTTGACAGTATACAAAATAAAAGACGTCGAGGGAACTACAAATTTGGCAGGTTGGGATGATGTACGCAGTTGGTATGAAAGTCAAATTGTGGCAGTACCACTTACTGGCAGCTATTTTCCAATAAGTCCACCAACTGCGACGGCTGAGCGCAAGATAATCAGCGGAAGTCCAACGGATGTCTATACGGTGTCGATTCAACTTGGGCTGGTGATGTAACATGACTCTAGACATTAGAGCAACAGTAGAATGCAGCCTGGGCGAGGTGATCAGTGCTAGCCTGAGTGATGACTACATCCAAGGCAATGGATTGATCAAAACGCAAGGCAGTTGTCTGATAAACGGACTCATAACACCACCTGTCGGCACTGTTGTTACTTTTGATTACACAAAGGACGGTGTAACCAGGAGTATTCCGCGCAAAATGCGGGTGCTCAGCAGTTTTGCTGACCCGTATCGCAGGACGACAGAAGTACAAATGGGTTGTTTACTGACATTCCTGTCAGATGCGAGGGAACCAATCGAATGGAGCGCATTGAACGATCCAAGAAATAGCAACTATACCGAAGAAGACAAGAGTATCATTGTGATACCAATAAGCGCAAGTTCTATTGCCCATAGGTGCCTAACAGGCCTGGAAATAGTTCCATTCAACGATCCTGGATTGACCAATAGCTTTAGTATCGAAACATTTGACTTCAGTTCGGGGTATGTCAACATCTTGAGTGACTTACTGTATTCGGAGTCAAAATGCGGATATCTGAATATGAACGACGAATTGGTTATAATTGATTTATCCCAGGAAGGTGGCACCGGTCCACTGTTGTCTGAAGACAAGATAATTGATATTGGCAGCATAAATTCCGGCGCGGTTCCGGGTGAGGGTGTAATCGTAAAGTACAATACACTGAAACTGTTTAATTCAGCCGAACTAAAAACTGAGATAAATGAAGCTGGCCAGGAGGTTCCCGCAGAGACACCAAACCCCTCAAGCAAAGTTCCCGAGTCGGAAGTACTTGCCGCACAGGCAATTGCAAATGGAACAGCTCCAGAAATACTTACCACGGAAGTTGGGGACGCTTACCGAAGAATACTGGTAGCCAGAAATGAAGCCAACACAGAAGTGGGGGCTCCAGCTTTTGGTCTGTATAACTACAAGCAAAACCCTGGGACGTTGCAAGAAGTAACGCAGACAATAGTCACATCGCATGCACCCTATACCTCAACAAGGAAAAATTATTCAGCAGTTCAAGTTAAAAATCAAAGTGACGGATCTATATCTTACGAAAACGAAAGACAAACATATGAGCGAACTGTTTCGACAAATGTTCTGGGTATTACTGCCAGTTCGTTGTTTCAAAATATAGCCGATGTAGCGGCATCTGTGGGACTTGCTCCACCGAACCCTAATCTGGGTGGAGGTTCGCCAACTATTGTTGAAAAAACATTTGAGTATTTCGATAACGGCGACTCGGTAGAGAACGAAATTAAGTACCAGAGTGCAACTCATGTTGCTGCTGAGATGAACCTAGACTGGGCATATCCAATTACGAACGGATACGGGTACGTGAGTTTTGGCGCTAACATGATTCCCGTTGAACAGGTAACTACAGTGAAGAAAGTTACCGCTGGTATTGAGTCAACTTATACATATTATTACAGGCTATGGCATCAAACGATAAGTGGACAAATAGCTACGGCCATGGCTTCAAGCTCTAGCAAAATCGACAACGCGCAGGCTGCGTCTGACTATTTCAACAAATCCGTGTATACCGCCGGAGGCGGCACCAGGCCGGGGGTTGTTTTTGACTATATGACCACCAGTATCAGCTACAAGAGCAGTTTCCCAACAGGTAAGGTCACCAGAACCACCAGTGTGCTTACCCGGTACGCCGCACCCGCCAATGTTACTAAACCTGCAACGCTCGAGCCACCACCTGAGCCAGGCTCCCCTAAAAAAGAGCGCAAAATAGGCTTTGCCGACAATGCAGCAACATCAGCAGACTACAGGACAGAGGGTGTGTCGGAAATAGAATTTATTTCCGGCAACTATGGCGCAAAACGAATTACCGAATTCAGTATGCCATATGCCCCAGATGATAGATTCATAAAATCAGGCGATGAGTACTATTCGGTAAGTTCCGGGGCAGGCTCAAAAGCCAATATTTTTGGTCGCGTACAGAACAGATTGTTGCTGGCAAATAGGTCGGGACTAAATGTAACAACAGTTCCAGAATTATTGCCAAACAACCCTTTTGATCCGATAATCATTGAAGCCAATGGTCTGTCGGCGATGTACAGATTAAATGGTACATCATGGTCTATTGACAGTAGCGGAGTTGTTGTCAGCAGCGATGGGCTATTCTGGGGCGCAGTGGGTGGAACAGGACAGTTCTGGTTCCCGGTTGCTCCTGGTATAACGTCACTTCCAAGCACACCACCTGCTGTTGACGGGCAGGTAACCGTACCTTATGTTGCCCCTAGTTGGCTGGAAATTATACCAATTACAGCCTCAACCAGAACGAAAGTAGTCGTTACAAGGTTTCAATATTCTTTGAATTTACTGACCGAGGCAAGCGTGCCAGTCCATACTGAGATTGTGGCCACTAGGGTAATCAGGTTGGATTCTGTCCAAATCGGGCTTTCTGCTTTGCCTGTCACGGTAAATCATCTAATAAAAACCTCTGCGGTTCAAATTACCGTAACAGCGCTACCGGTTACGACGCTGCATCCGGTAAAAGCTGGTGCAGTTCAAGTTACTCTAACGGCACTGCCCCCGTTGAGCCCATAGAAAATTTGGAACCATAGATAAGCCGTTTCAACAAAATGTCGACCGTATCTCTATATAACCATACCAGCTCATACGTTATGGATCTTGACCTTGACGGATACTCATATTATTTGATGCTATGCGCCAGCAGTACATTTGACGCAACTGATGCAACATTGGCTGATATAACAAAGACCGAGGTGGCAGGCGGCAATGGCTACACGACGGGCGGACAAGAATTGATGAATAAAGCGATTACGACTGTAAATACGAACAACGCCAAGTTCCTGGCCGACAATGTTGAATGGCCAGTAACCAGCGGCAGCATAACCGCAGATAGTGCTATTCTGTACTACTCTGATGGAAATACCAACCCGCCACTGCTGCATATCGATTTTGGAGCATCGATTGAAGTTTCATCGGGAAATTCATTCCTCGTCGGATGGGATCCAGATGGAATAATTGTGCTGGATACACCGTAACGAGATTACAAAATATAGGAATTATAGCTAAGCAGTACAGGCGTTTCTTCTGTTGTTATTATGGCATTATCCGCATTGATTAGCACGAAAGAACTGCAAAGACAGGCGGAATTGTGCCTTGAGGGTAATACAGTCAATGTAATGTTATGCAATTCGAGTGGCAACAGCTTCACCGCAGAAAGCACTGTAGCCGACTGGCAAACGGCAGAAGTGACTGGGAGTGGCTACGTCAGGTTCAGTCAGACCGTGCAGGCCGGTAGCTACAACTCTGGATTGGCTTCTTACGTCATACCAAATATTGATGCTGCTTTTGAATGCGACACAACTCCGTTAAGTTACGATAGGATCATTATATATTTTACTGGTGAGACATATATCCACAGCATGCTTTCTGAAAACCCGACAATTTCCCTGACACCAGGTCAAGCGCAAACCTACCGCATCAGCCTAAGGCAGGACGACTGATGTCGTTAAATCTGAATATCAATGTTGACTTTGATGGCTTACTGGAATCAGCACGTCAACTGGTAAAAGCAAACAGGCAAAAAATAACCAGAAGGGATAATTCGACTGCGGTAAGGAATACAGCCAGCACAACTATAGCAACAAAAAATAAAACACTGGGTCAGACTTACCCCGTAGCGCCACCCCCAGGATTTCCACCAACGCAAGCACCAACGCAATCACGCCCCAGCGTTAATACCGGCACACCCAGTACAATAAATACAAGCCTTCGAACCCAGACAACATCATCTGGGTCCATGGCAAATCAAAATATTGGCGCCCCCAAAAAAGATTTTTATCGCGGATCCAAAATAGGAGCAGGGCCTCGACGAGACGGCGAACTGGGATTCTTGCTGCCCTCTGGCCTGACATTTGACACTTCCATTCAAGGACCGTTTGCAGGCTTATCGACGTCGCCTATTGATTTTCTTTATGGGGACGCATCTAGAGACGGGGCTTTTTTGGGCAGAGTGAAAGGATATACAAATAACTTTGTGACCAGCCAGGCGATTCATTTTTCTGATGGTTATCCATCGGCGGGCGTTGACACCCTTATTGACGCACGTCCTCTTTATTCTAGCGATGGCGGCTACCAAGGCGGCTATTTGACCTACCCAAGAGCTGATACGTTCGACCAGTTAAACATGCCGGACGCTGAAGCCTCGTTTCTGTATTTATCTCACTTAGTTGCTGCGGGCAGCGCGATACGCACAAAATTTATTGAACGCCCAGGAGGTCTCTTTGATAGAGTTTATGCATCTGGAGAAAAAATTAGATCAGTGCCGGGCAGATCGAACAGCAAAGGCTTCACACTTGAATTTATTGTTAAACTCGCAGCCTCCGAGACGGGCGTCGGCTATTCCAGGGTCATTGCAATTGTTTACGGCTCTGACGAGTACGGTTACGACTCCGCAAATGCCTTCAATATACCGTTCTATGTGGAGGCAATTGATGAACTTAACGATAACGGAGCTGGCGCTACGTTTAATGGCTACATAATGAATACAAAAAGCGATAAAAACTGGTATCGGAACGGTAGCTTTAATCATTTTGCCTTTGTTGTGAAATATGAAGGTCCCGTGTACACCACAGCCTACGTCAATGGAGAGCGAGTAACCAACATCAGTGACTCTGTTACCTTCCCGCCTGGAATAGAATATGGACGATCCAGACTTTTCGATATAGAAATCCTTATGGACGATGCCAACAGAGTCCTAAGAGTCGGCCCGGGTAGCTGGATTGCGACAGGCTACCCCGGCAAGTCAACCTTGAAAGCCTTGCGCTGGACGAACAAGATACTTTATACCGGAAACTCGTTCAACCCACCAACTGACCTTACATCCTTAGCGTAAGCCTAGCGACAGGCCCATTAAATCCAAGCACAAGCACGGATCAATTCTTACATTTAACAGGATAAGGCGCCTCGCTTGATCTGGTTGATATTTGCCAGGAAATTAGACCCACCAGCAAAATGCTTCACGACAGAAACTCTACTACGTCAGATGCCATCGACACCTTAATCATGCAAGGAATAATATAGAGACTGATAATAGCTGGAGTTCAGTATGCCACTGCCAAACGATTACCAAAAAATTAACCTGTTGACCCAAAGTCAATTGCAAACAAAGGTAAACAGGTATATATTCAACCAACAGCAACTGAATAAAAAAACAGCGGCAGAAATCGCTAAAAGGTTCTAGTTCTTGGCATACTAGCGGGCACTAAATGGCGTGATGCCTGGTAACAATGCCCGAAGACAACAGCAATGCACCCGAGACGAGTGCAGACAACACGGAAGAGCAAAAAGCGACGGAAACCGCAGATGATCGCAGCTATTCCGAGGAAGAAGTTCAGAACCTGCTGAAGGCGCTGAAATCCGAACGTGAAACGCGTAAGATCTACGAGAAAGAGGTAAAGGAGAAAAGCGCCCAACTGGAGAAGTTTGCGCAAATCAACCCAAACGAATACCGCAAACTGCAAGAAGAAGCAGCTATCGCTGCGCGTGAAAAGGCTGCTGCCGATGAGCGCACTGCATTGCTGGAGGAAAAGTACGGCAAACAGGCAGCAGAAGCCGTCCAGCAGCGCGACAGTGCCCACAAGGAACTACTGGAGTTCCGCAAGCGTTATTCACTGGAAAAGGTATTCTTCTCGGCTGGCGGTCGCACTGATTCCGCAGATGGCGTGTCATTTTTTGACATGTTAGCCAACCAAATCGGTGGCCATTTCCGCCTGGAACCCGACAACAGTATTACTGTTGTTGATTCCAACGGTGTGCCGATCCTGGACAAGGAATCCGGCCGCCGGATTAACCCTGAAGATTACCTGGGTGGATTCAAAAACCATCCAATCTATGGCACTTTCTTCAAGGGCTCCAAGGGGTCTGGTGCTGGTATCGGCTACGGCGGTACCGACACGAATGGCATGACCAGTGAAGACTTGAGCACGCTCAGTCGTGATGAGTTGTTCCTGAAAGCATTTGGTTGATCCCAGGCTTAAATGTTAACTATGGGCCAGCTTTTTGCTGGCCTTTTTGATTTTTAGGTATCATAAGTTTGAGTACCCAGCCCTGAGTTGGTTGTGATGACCTATCGGGGAGGGTCTAGCGCTAATGAATGAGACATTCATGTAGCGATTTACCTTTCCTGTTTACGTTCATCTACCCCCATAGGAATCATGGCATTAACTCTTGCTGAAGCCAAGAAGCATTCTACTAACCCGCAGGAACTCGCGATTATCACCGAGCTTGCTGCTGGTCCCCTGCTGCAAAACCTGCCGTTCCGTGAAGTTCAGGGCAACGGTCTGTTCTGGAAGCGTGAGGAGTCCCTCGGCGACGTGGGTTTCCGTACGTTCAACGCTGGTTATACCGAAAGCTATGCCACCGTCAAGCAGCACAGCGAAGCGCTGAAGCTGTTCGGTGGTGACATCAAGGTTGACCGCGCTATCGTCGACCTGGAGGGCCCCGAGGCTCGCGCCTATCAGGTGCAAGCCAAGACCCGTGCAATGCGTCTGGCCTTTGAGGGCCTGTTCATCAACGGTGACTCCAACGGTAGTGGCGCTGAGTTTGACGGCCTGGCAAATCGCCTGCCCGTTGGCTCCAGCCAGTACATCGCCAACGGCGTTTCCCCCGCCGCTCTGGACACCGGTGCCCTGGACGAAGCTATCGACGCAGTGGATGCACAAGGTGGCACCAAGTACCTTGTGATGTCCAAGTCCGCTCGTCGTCACCTGAGCAAGGTGGCTCGCGCCAACGGTCAGATCGACATCGAGCGCAACGACTTCGGCTACCAGCAACTGTTCTACGGTGGCATTCCGGTGCTTGAGCTGGATCGCGACCACCAGAACGTTGCCATCCTGGATAGCGATGCCAGCGATCAGTCCATCTACGTGGTGGCCTTCGGCAACGATCTGCTGACCGGTCTGCAGAACGGTGGCCCTCAGGTGCGTGACCTTGGTGAAGCGACCGATTCGCCCGTCTTGGTTACCCGCGTTGAATGGTATTGCGGGATGGCTTTGATCAATGGCCGAGCCGCTGCCCGTCTCGCCAACGTGGACGCTACTGCCTCGCTTGTGTCCTGATCTTACCGAAGCTTCCGGGGGCCGCAGGGCCCCCTTTTTTTGTCCAGTTACTTGATCCATGCGAAATATCGGTAGTCACTGGTGGTACTGTTTAGTTGTATGACAAATCCACAACTAGGAACACTAATCTGGTCGAGCCACGTAACGGAAAACTAACTGGAATGAACAAATTCAGTGATTTTATCGTCTTCTGATATCCTTAGGATTGTTTCCAGTGATCCGGTAATCCGGGTATCGGCACGCGTAAAAATAGTTGAAACCAAGCCTCCGATTGAGACTGTTGATAATACCATCATTTACATTGGGAAATATCCAACCACTTCAGATTTCGAAGCTACTTGGAATATTTGGATTGCTGATACTTCGAATGAACCGCTGGATATAATCCTGGCGCAACTACAAAAACTGCTGCCAGGATTTACTGTTACTGATAATGGCATCGTTATAAAGGCAACCGTAACAACGCTCAGGTCTGCAAATACTGAAACCGCACCAGTACCAGAAGTTAATCGCGAGCAAGGCCTGCTTGCTTTGCTGCAGGCAAGATTCGATGACCTGAAGCAGTCAATAGAAGATCGGATGCTGATTGTTGGCCCCGGCAGGGCTGGCAAGGACGGAAAACCAGGTCGCGATGGCAAAGATGGCAAGAATGGTAAAGATGGCGTCAATGGCCAGGACTTAATTGCGAGTGAAGCTGAACTGAATGACCTGAAAGACGTCTTCACCAGTGACGCCCAACGCGGTCAGTTCCTGATGTTTGATGGCGCCTCCTGGGTCGCTCGGTTCGTTCCGCAGATCATCCGAGCCGGTGGAGGCGGCGGTGGCACGGGTGGCGGAATTGAAGAAGCGCCCATTGACGGCAACTATTACGTCAGGCAAGACGGTCAATGGGTCAATCTGATTGATGCACTGGCTGGCCTTGGCAATATTGATGCTGGTGATTTCACGACTGGCCTGGCAGATACCAATAACTCCAGCCAGTTCGATGGTGGAGATTTCAGTCAATAACAGGAAAACTATTCTGATTCACGAAAAGCATGACCACGCCTTCGCCCAGAAATCCAATCAGAATTGCCCGTGGTCTGTATGCAGATCTGTTGGCATCTGTAGCGGATCTTGGGGAAGGTGAAATTTGTTTTGCACAAGATCAAGACACGTTATATGTAAAAGAGAATGGCGCTCTGACACTGGCCTCCGGTGGCGTCAGTTCATCTTTGGTGCGTGAAATAATTGGCATTGATCAAACTGGCGAACCGATGGGTCACGCCAATCGCGCAGATAGCAACATTTCATTTGACAGCGGCGAGCGAGTATTCACAATTGAGCCGACCAGTGCATCATTTGACGTATGGTGTCGCGGCATTAAGCACACATACTTCAGCGAGCAAACTGTAACTATACCTGATGCGACTGGGTTGTATTATGTGTATTTTGATGAAAATGGTGTTCTGCAATATCAGACATCATTCTTTGATCTGGAATACCAGGCGCCAACGGCTTACATTTACTGGAACGGCGATACGAACCAAGCTGTATATTTTGGCGATGAACGTCACGGCATTGTGCTGGACTGGCAGACACATGAATACCTGCACAGGACACGCGGTGCTGCGTTTGCAAGAGGACTGGAGCTGGTAAGTTACACCGTAACTGGCGGCGGTGCAATAAATGCAGATGCGCAAGTCAGTCTGGAAAATGGAGTATTTTTTGATGAAGACATTGAAGTAGATGTCACCCATTCCGCTGATCCTGTTTCTAATACATGGCAACAAGATTTACAGGGGCCCGCGCTGATCCCGGTTTTATGGAGAAATGCTACTTCGTGGACACTTGATGTCGCTTCTGAATATCCACTGAAGGCTGGTACCCTCGGGCCGCAATATAACCTAGAGGGGATTGGTGGATCATGGAGCGCAGTTGATGTTGGTGCTAACAAATATGTCTGCGTATTTGTTATTGCTACAAACAACTTAAACCACCCTGTTGTCTGTATTCTTGGTCAGAAGCAGCACAACAACTTAGCTGCCGCTCAAACCGAGACTTGGTCTACGCTTAACCTGACGGGATTCCCTTCGCTTGAATTCAGACCATTATATCAACTGATCTATCAATGCGGTGCATACGGCAACGCAATCGCCGCCAGACTCAGGGGCGTCTCTGACCTGCGTTACACGCAAGCAGGCATTTCAATTACCGGCCAGGTGGGTGCGACAGGTCCAGTGGGCGCTACTGGCGCTATTGGTGCCACGGGTGTTGGAGAGACCGGTCCTACCGGCATCGAGGGACCAACAGGTATTACCGGACCCGTGGGCCCGACTGGGCCGATTGGCATTACCGGGCCAACTGGAGTGGATGGTCCGACTGGAGCAAGTGGCCCAACTGGACCGACTGGGCCCATTGGTGTCACTGGTGCTACTGGTGTGGTCGGTCCCAGCGGACCCACTGGGCCAACTGGCCCTACAGGCCCTATTGGTATCACTGGCGCCACTGGTATCGAAGGACCAAGCGGCCCCACCGGGCCTACGGGCCCCACGGGTCCAACTGGACCAATTGGAATTACTGGCGCCACTGGTGTAGTTGGCGTGTCCGGCGCCACCGGCATTGTCGGTCCCAGTGGTCCCACTGGCCCTACCGGTCCGATTGGCTCAACTGGCCCAACTGGTGTTGCTGGTATCAGCGCAAGTGGCAGAATTTGGTATTTTGCGCAAGCAGCTTCTGATATCAGTGGATATGAAACATTGCAGCCAGATTCGCCCGATTCGGCGCCGCAAGATGATATGACCGCTGTTGTCACTAGCTCCAGTGGTGAGGTACTGATCAATGAGTTTGCCACCGCCGTTGGTGACCCCGATCTCGAAGAACTGCCAACCGGTGAGTATGAGATTCGCTTTTGGGGCTATGTATCGAGCAACGATGGCGACACGCGGCTTGTGTTCCGTGTCTACAGACGTGCTACGAATGGCACCGAAACTCAGTTATTCTATTTGGATTCACCTGAGATTGATGCAACTGCAGCCAGTTACTATAATGAAATCCTGGTCAACACTCAGCCCAATGTAATCGACCCCAGCGACCGTATTGTAACAAAAGTATACGCAAAGACCACCAGCAGCAGCAATATAACTGCACACTTTGTGCATTCTGGTACAACGCCTAGCTCCTGGAGGACCGCTGTTACGTTGGGCTATGTGGGCCCCCAGGGCCCAACTGGTCCAACTGGCGTAGATGGACCGACTGGCCCTGTTGGCATTACTGGAGCGACTGGTCCAGGGGGCCCAACTGGTCCAACTGGCGTAGATGGACCGACTGGTCCTAGCGGAGCAATTGGCGTCTCTGGCGCGACCGGACCGACCGGCGTTGTTGGCGTAACTGGTGCTACAGGTGTCGTTGGCATTACCGGCGCCACTGGGGCTGTTGGTGTAACGGGCGCCACAGGGGTCGATGGAGTCACTGGAGCAACGGGTGTTGTTGGCGTAAGCGGTGCTACCGGTCCCACTGGCGTCATAGCGGATGGCAATAAAGGAGATATTACCATTTCAAGTAATGGTATGTTATTAACAGTTAATCCGGTCGTTTATGGCCGACTTCTTGCTGCCCAGTACGGTGCAGCAATGCCCTGACCCCCGCCTGTAGTCATCATGGCCGCAAACACCTCACCGATCTGGACGCTGACCCCCAACGTCTCAGGCGCTGACATCACAAACACGGTTGCAAACGTCAACACCAGCGCCCCCGGCACCATCGGGACCAACTGCTTCCTGGCGTTCACTTCCGGCGCAGACGGCTCCTATCTGCAAAAGATCCGCTTCTCCTTCGTTTCAACCACTGGTGTTATCTCTCCCGTCGCCACAACATTGCAGGTGTATTTGTCCACCATCAACACTGGTGCGACAACTTCAGCCAACACTGACTTGATCGCTCAAGTCCATGCCGCACCGCAAACAATTACGCTGGTCACAGCAGCACCATACCCGATTGAAATTCCTTTGAATTTTGCAATCCCGACCAGCAGGTACATCTTAGTAACCCAGTCCGTTGCTCAAACCACCAACGCCAACTGGCACGCAGTTGTAATCGGGGGTAACTACTAATGCTCAACCTATTTGACATTCCAAAAGCTCAAACAGGTTACTTGAGCGCTTTTCCGGGTTCTTCTTACACTACCAACGAGAACTGGCTGACTTGGGAGAAACCTGCCGGGATTAGCATGATTCACATCATGTGCATTGGCCCTGGTGGTGGTGGTAGCAGTGGATTTCCAAGCGCTACCAATACCGCCAGGGGAGGAGGCGGTGGTGGTGGAAGTGGCAGCGTTTCAACCACGCTAATTCCGGCCGCACTATTGCCTGATATTTTGTACGTTCAGCCTGGAGCTGGAGGAAGAGGAGGCGCGTCTTCAACAACTACCAGTAATGCTGGAGTAAATGGCTCGAACAGTATTGTCTCCATAGCTCCCATCAATACGGCTTTTTACAACGTTTGTGTCGGGAATAACGGAAGTCCGGGTGGCGCAGCAAGTGCAACAGTTGTCGGCGGCGGCGGCAGCGCGGGCAGCGCTATTACGGTAGCTGGTAGTTGCCGCATGGCCTCGCTAGGAATTTTTACTAGCTTCGCTGGACAGAATGGTGCTGCAGGCGGCGCAGTTGCTAACGGAGCAGGTGCCTCAATTACCTATCCCACAACCGGGATACTTTTATCTGGCGGTGCTGGAGGAGGTGGGGGTTCAACTGGCGCGGGCGGCGCTATCGCAGCGCCCTCCCTTCAATTTGATACTTTAATCCTTTTCACAGCATTATCAGGAGGCGCCGCTGGCGCAACCGCGGGCAACGGCTCTCCTGGGCACCGGCGACATACTCCCCTGCTGTCTTGTGGTGGAAGTGGCGGCGGCTCCAATAGCGGCAATGCGCTCGGCGGTCACGGCGGCACCGGCGGGCCTGGCTCCGGCGGTGGCGGTGGCGGCGCTGGTGGAACAACAGGCGGCGGTGGCGCGGGCGGCAACGGCGGCCCCGGCCTAGTGCTGATTCACTCGTGGTAAGCCGGAAAGCCTGATGCAAAAACTGCGGTGACAGCCAGTTACCGCAGTATAGTCGCCATCCGCTACACTGTAACCAGATTCAGACCAGCGCATGCGCTTACATTTGGTCGGCATATTCCACACCAAGCATAAAGCATCATTTAGCCACTGCGCCTTTACCGGTAAAGCGCTGCGCTTTCCCAAGATGATGCAAAAATATGGTCATCATGTCATTGAATACAGCAACGAAGGCAGTGAAAGCACGGCGGACGAACACGTGCAAATACTGAATGCCAGTGAGTTTGATGCACTGTATGGATCACGCAAGTCAACTGACTTTTATGGCGACGATGCCACTATAGGAAGCGCTGGACATACTGCTTTTGAATCTCGCCTGGTTGATGAACTCAGGGAACGCATTCAACCTCAGGACATCGTGTGTCATCCGTTTGGCCACGCCCACCAGCGCCTGATGGAAGAATTCCCCGATAACCAACATGTAGAAACCGGTATTGGATATCCGACGCTGATGCCATCCAGCTTCAGGATATTTGAAAGCTATGCCTGGATGCACTACCATCAGGGCAAGGAAAACAGAAATGGTCGCAACTATGAATGGGTTGTACCAAATTACTACGACTTGGATGATTGGGATCCGAACTACGAGCCTGGTCAATACTACGCGTTCTTGGGACGTATCACCAGCCTGAAGGGCATGGATACGTTGCGTGCCATGGCTGACTACCTGAGGTATCCAATCGTCCTGCACGGCCAAGGGAGCCCAGACAAGTGGGCTCATCCCAACATCGAATACAAAGGCCCCCTGAGTGGTCGTGCCCGCAGTAACTTCTTGGGTGGTGCCAGGGCGCTGCTTGCACCAACGGTATTTACTGAGCCATTTTGTGGCATGGCCGTTGAGGCAATGTTGTGTGGGACGCCTGTCATCTCAGTGGATTACGGGGCGATGACGGAAACCGTGCAGCCGGGGATGGGTTTCCGTTGTCACACCCTGCAGGACTGGTTGGAAGCAGCCGATGCGGTTGGCGACCTGGACAGGAAGTTTATCGCCGATACCGCCCGTGCCAAATACAGCCTGGAAGCGTGTGGTGCCAAATACGACAAAATCTTCAGGCAAATAAATGATCTGTATCGTAAGGGATGGTACGAAGTAAGTTATTTCAACTATACGGAAATCGAAACAGAAGAAAAGCCCTTTGCTGATCGCCTGGCGGCATGGATAAAAGAAAACATCGGTCCAGTCCATTGCCTGGATATTGGATGCGGTCCAGGGACGTATGTTCGCTCACTTCGTAATCTCGGATTGGAAGCCGTTGGTATTGATATCGATGAACGCGTCGACAGCATACCGCATCTGTATCGACGTAGCATGTTTGACAGCAAGGCGACGGCAGAATTGGTGCTATGTCTTGAGGTCGCCGAACATATTGACAAGGAACTATCAGCAGAGGTTGCTCGCTCTGTATGTGATAGCGTCAGGAAGCCAGGGATCTTGATATGGTCTGCGGCCCACCCAGGTCAAGGCGGCGTCGGACACATTAACTGTCAACCAAAGGAATTCTGGCAGGAACTGTTGGAAGTCAATGGTCTTGTCCGTGACGAAGAACTTGAATCGGAAATGATCGAGGATTTATCGAATGGTTACCATATGGGATGGTTCGTTCAAAACGCAATGATTTTCAGGAATAACTCAACCCAGTAAAATACAGGAAGAATATATACAGAATAGCGCCATTACCACTACGAGGCGGATTCTACTTAACACCTACCATCAGGAGAATTAAAGTGGCTCAACGCTCTACCGGTGTCTTCCCCAGGGAAAAGTTTGACCTGGATTCCGCAATGGAAGTGCAGTGGGATAACACCACGCAGTCGCCGATCCCCCTGAACAGCGTTAACACCTGGAGGATTATTGTCCTCGGGGCAGACGGTCTTGGAGAAGGCGGTGAAGGCGGCTACATCCGCGTCAGCACTGGCGGCAAGCAAACGGTCTTTTATGGTGAAGACATCGACGCCAATGGTGTCGGAATTGCTCACGTTCGTGGGTCCAGCATCGAAGATGGCCAAAACGGAACATCGTGGGACTATTACAACGGAGCTTCCGCAGAGGCGGTTTACCTGGATGCTGTCGACAACGTCGGCTGAATAGGTACTCTAAATTAGGAATCGCGTCACTACTCCACGAGGCGGATTCTGTTTACCTTCATTCCCTTTCTTTCTTTCTAGGAGATTATCATGGCTCAACGTTCTACTGGTGTTTTTCCCCGCGAGAAGTTTGACCTGGATGCTGCCATGGCAGTGACCGCCACCCCGACCGCCGCAGGTCTCGACCTGAAGACCATCAAAACTATTCGCGTGGTGGTTATCGGTGCCGGTGGCATTGACAATGGTGGTACCAACAAGATCACCGTCAACGTGGGTGGTGAGTCTGTTGTTTTCAACGCCAACGACCTGGATGTCAACGGCGTTGGCATCGCCCATATCCGTGGTTCGCTGTGCGACGCTAACAACAACGTTGACTACGATCTCGGTGGCACCGCAACCCTGGTTGCCTGCTACATCGACGCCGTGGACAACGTCGGCTGATAATGCCGTTGCGGATGGCGCCCCTCCGGGGGCGCTTTTTAATGCAATCAGATCACTCAGGCCAGGTAACTCGTGAGCCTAGGAATAATACTAGTGTTCGTGCTACGGTCATGCATCTTAACAATCGGCCTGTCTATTTTGTGAAAGGCTCTCGCCGCAAGGCGGCATATTATACGGTGCATATGCGCGAACTGATCGCCGATGGATGGACACAGGAGCAGGAAATCTCCTCGCAACCAGAAGCTCTAGCACCGGAGCATGTCGCCAGCACGGTGCCCGAATCGCTCGAAGAAGCTATCCCATTTGAATCAACCGAGGAAGAGCTAATCGAAGAGGAGGAACAGGTCAAGGGGATTGATCAAATGACAAAAGCAGAGCTGATTGTCTTTGCTCAAAGCAAGGGCGTCGAATTCAAGCAGTATGCAACAAAGTCTGACATCATCGAGGCCTGCCTGGCGGCACAAAATGGTTGAGTTCACCCACAGTGAAGGCCCCAGAATCCTGGAAGACGGCACGAATCTGGACAAGGACATTATTTCTGCTGTGCCGCGAATTCAACATCGCAGCATTACTGATCCTGTTGGTGACGGTAGTCTGGGCGATCCGGGGTATCAGCCAGGACAAAGAAACCTTGATGGTTCTGAACTGTAAGTTGCGGAATCTTCAGGAACACTAGTAAAAGATTTTGCTGCTGTCGCCATGGCATTACCGTTGGCTATTGCTAAACAGTTCAACGGTAAGAAGCCGATGAAGAAAGGCGGCAAAGCAAAACCAAAAGGATCGGGTAAACGCTAATGGCTGCCAAGAAACGCAGTACCGCTGATTTTTACGCCAACAACCCAGAGGCGTATAAAAAGAAGCTGGCGTATGATAAGAAGCGTAACGCCAAGCCCGATCGCAAGGAGTATCGCGCCGAGCTGGCACGTGAACGCCGCGCACGCGGCATCATGGGCAAAGGAGGGCCTGACGTCAGCCATACCACCGATGGCAAGTTCAAGCTGGAGAACCCCAAGACAAACCGCGCCAGAAACGGACACGGTGACAACAAGCGCCTTGCGCCTGGCAAGGGTACCAAGAAATCAAAACGCTGAGGTCTGTTATGGCAAAGCCCCGTGGACTGTATGAGAACATCCGCCGCAAGCGGGATCGAATTGAAAACGGAAGCGACGAAAAAATGAGGCGTCCCGGCAGCAAAGGTGCCCCCAGTGCTGCTGATTTTCGCGCTGCAGCAAAGACATCACAGAAAAAGAAGAAGAAAACTTAGTAACTGGCAAACTAATAACGGAATTGGGTGGCAGCATGACTGGAATCATCGCTTTTATCGTGACCAACGGCCCCGAGATCCTCGGTGTACTATTTGCTGTTCACGCGGCGGCCCTGGCAATCGTAAACCTCACGCCAACGCCGAAAGACAATGATGTGGTGGCTAAATACTACCGCATCCTTGAGATCTTGGCTGGTATTGTTACGCGCCTGTCAAAGGACTGAGCCGATCGGATGAACGTTGGCTGCTGCGCTTTTCTACACGCAGCGAACGGGAGGAAGCCGAGCGTCTGATTGAAAAAGCTGTATTTTACAAAACACTTAGCTCACGCATGGCGGCGGAAATCGCCCGCGTAAAGGCTGAGATGGAGCAGAATGAGCCAGCAGAAAAGCCAACAATAATTGAACATGAAATCGATAAGAGCATACAGACGGGTGACCCCGCATTGCTGGGTGGCGCCATCAGTATTCATGCTCATTATAGGAAGACTGATATTATGGTCGACCCATGGCAATGAACCCTCAGGAACCATCGGTATCTCATATTGAGATATATCACAAACTGGGAACGCTTGAGGGTAAGCTAGATGCGCTGATTACCAGGACAACTGAATACCGTAACGACCTGCAAACTGCATTCGAAAGGCTGACGAAAGTAGAAAACCGCATGGCGTGGGCAATGGGTGCGGCAGTCGTCATAAGTACACTTGTACCGATACTGATAAATATAATCAGCAGCGGCTTCCACATGAGATTTGAACAAAAAGACCTGCCGCCAAAGGCATCCATAATCAACAGGATTTAAGGTAAACTATCCCGCAAGATAGTTAAGCATGACTTACACAACCTGGGGTGAAGTTGCTAGACTTGCTGGTATAGCTGGCGCTAAATACCCCGAACTTGTTGCGGCTCAGTGGGCCCTGGAAAGCAATTGGGGCAAAACCATGAGTGGCAAGAATAATCCATTTGGGCTAAAGGGCAAGGGTCAGTCTGTCGAGACCACCGAATTTATCGATAACAAAGAAATCAAGCTAGTTGATGAGTTTGCTGATTTTGATGATCTATCAGAGGCGATCAAATACTTAGTGGACAGGTGGTACAAAGATTTCCGTGGCTACAAAGGCGTGAATAATGCAGAAGACCTCAAGGGCGCTGCAAAGATGCTTGCATCCGAAGGCTATGCCACTGATCCCAAGTATGCAAACAAGTTGATCGAAATAATCAACAAGAATAGCGCCCCCGTGGAAGCTCCCACGCAATCTAGTCAGACGATTTCCCTGTCGGAGGCTGCCAAGTGGGATACGGGGCTGCCGCATCAGAGGAAGGCATGGCAGAACCTGCAAGCTACGCTGACAAAGGGGCAATTGCTCACTTTTGCCAAGGAGTTCCGTCAGGCATCAGTCACTCAGAAGCCGATTGAGGGTAAAAAGCAACCAGCCAATGTTCCATATTTCTATCAGCGCGACAGCAAAACTGGACATGGCGAAAGGTCGTGCCAGTCGTCAGCTATTGCAATGGTGATCAAGTACTTGAATCCAAAGCTGATTACTGATGACGACAACTATCTGCGGCTTGTGCTTAGGTATGGTGACACGGTATCCCAATCAGCACATCAAAAGGCACTAGACAACCTTGGGCTGAAACACAGCTTTCGCATGAACGGCTCAGAAAAGGACCTTATTCGTATTCTGGATTCAGGTTATCCAGTTCCGATTGGAATATTGCACAAGGGATCAATCGCGGATCCAACTGGTGGCGGACATTGGGTTACCGTTACTTCTTATGACGATAAATACTTCTATGTAAATGATCCATTCGGTGAACTGGATTTAATCAATGGTGGATACCTGCTGGCTGGACCAACTGATGGCAAGCAACAGAAGTATACCCGCAAAAACTTGATGAAACGTTGGTTAATCAGCAACGACTCTGACGGTTGGTATTGGGATTTAAGCGAGAACAAAAGACAATGAAATCGCAGTTCATCTTGCCTTTCTTGCCTGGGTACATGTTCGACGGGTCGCGAGTCGTGTCGACCGGAACTGCGCTACAGCCAACGCAACATATACACCCAGAAACAGGAGAACTGGTGTACTATGTCAGGCCAATCTTCAGGTGCGGTGGAACCTATGTTGGCATGTACATCCGCCACGCTGGCATAGTAGGCTGGATAAACAGTCAGTCTTCCAGGTCTATTGAATCGTCTGATTCGGAGTCATTACCTGAAACATAAGACAGTCCTGGGATGGCTTCAACGAGATTTCTCATGTATTGATGAATACGAGTTTCATCCCAGTTGCACTCATTGTACAACCTGGAGCTTAGTTCGTTCAGCGCCATGGAATGGTTGCCGGTCCACGTTTTCCGCTCCAGGGCATCTTCCTTGACCCTGTTTACATTCATCAGTATTTCAAGCTCGGTATTGATGTCATACTGATCAATAACCAGCTCGGTATGACTTACTCTATCCCTGTCGATCAGCCATAGCGACATCTTGAATACATTTGCTATGGCCGCAAGGATACCGTTGCCGACAGCAGTTATCAACGAAGAAAAGGAATTTGCTATAAAATGAACCACTGAGATGAGTGAATTAAACAGCAATTCCAGGAGCTCAATCAGCTCTTCGCCGAAGTCACCGATTATGTCGTACATGATGTTTTTCATCACTTGAACCGCGAGCTTTTGAACACGTTAACATGTTGCATAGTGTCGTCTGCCTTCAGACTGGCGGTGTGATAATCCAACTGAATGACTGACATTTGGACAAATCCTTGTACTGTCGTGATTTGTTCTTGTGGCGGCGATCCCTCCCAGAACGCCTGTCGGCCGCGTACCTTAGAATGCCAAAGCTCAAGCTTTTGATCTGACGGTTCTCCTTCTACCTGGCGTTGCTTCCGAACAAGCCATACAGCGTGGGAGACATGGGACAGGGCGTCTGTACCCCTGATCTGATCAAGCTCGGGTGGCTTTGGCTGGGACTTCATGTCTTCCTGTTCCCTCTTGATTCCAACGGTGTTCATCTGCGCCAGTACGAACAGATCAATGTCCAGCTCCTTGGCTGCGGTCATCAGTCGATAGGCTCGTTCTTCAAGCATGGCAGCGCCATCCCTGGCTGCTTTGTTATGGCGTGACAGTACGTGGAAGTGGTCCAGCACGACGGCCCTGAGTTCCGGCTTGCGGGCCTTCATGGATCTCATCGAGTTCACCACCGTGTCCACGCAAGCACCCCAGGGGGCTTCAATAATCAACTCTCCATTGCAATTCTGCAGTTCACAGGCCAATGTAACCAACAGGTTGGCGATCTGTTCCTTATCTTCGGGATTTGGTACCTGAAGCTCACCGATGCTCACGTAGCCAAGACCAGTACCTGATGACCGCCAGTGATAACCGTGCTTTCCAAGTAATTTGCGGCTAAGTGACGACAGCAATCTGGCTTCGATTTGGGTATAATCAAGCTCGGCTGATATGAAGCCAACAGTTAACCCTTTACTGCACAAAGCAGTTGCTATCTGGCAGCCAATTTGTGTTTTACCAATACTGGTTCTGGCGGCCAGGGTAAACAGCCTGCCTCCGCATGGCTTGTTGGGTTTTGCATACTCAACGCCACCCTCTATGTCAAGGTCGATTGCATCTATGCCAGTAGATGCGGGTCTGGCCAACTGAGAAAATGCAGAGACACGATCGATCCAGTTTTGACGCTGCCCTCCGGGATCACCGATAATCACATCCAACAGGCCAACTGCCTGCCCTTGGTTGCCAATGCTGCCACGCATCATGCCGACACCTTCCATGGCACGTTGCTGCAGGTACTCAAGCGCCTCCTCGAGCTTTGTATCCGCCTTTATGTTTTGCTTTGCTGCATGCAATGTTTCTAGGTACAAGGCTCTGACGCGCACTTGCTTCAACACGTCAAGAGCCGTATGCCACTCCGACTTGGCATCACCATAGCAATTGATCAATTCTGGATCAGCTAATTGGGTTATGGTCTGGTTGAAGTCCATGATCGACACCGATCTTGAGGCGTCGTTCAGGTTTGTGTAACTTGCAATCAGCGATTCTCTGGATATCAATTGGTTGGATCGCTGGCCAGTAAAAGTCAAGTCTATTTCTTTCGCAATTGCCTTGAAGCAATCATCCGACCACAGTGATATAGGCACCAGTTGACCGTGCCCCATGCCAAATCCTGTTCTCAACTCACCCCAAAGTTCTCTTGCCAGGCCAGACGGTGACGACAGAGTGCGACTTAGCACAACTGCTTCCTGTGTCAGCGTGTCTTCCCTTTCCTGTGTACTAGTTGGCTGCAGCTTATCGACTATGCGTGCTACATCCATAGCCGATGTAACAGCTTTTGTCATGCAGCTTATTATTTTGCCGCCATCTGTTTGAAGCAGGCCAAGGTCAACGGCCTTTTGCAGGTAATAGGGCAGTGTCATGTCACAGTTCGTCGTCGTATATCCAGGTAACCTTGCGGCTATCTTCTGGCTCTGGTACATCTGTTGGCCATGAGCTTAGCTGGTATTTCATCCTGAACCTGGCGGGGTCCAGACCAGCATCACGGATGCGTTGTTCTGTTTCTATGATTCTGTCGTTGAATACATGTTCCTTGCCTGGGTCTGCTCTTAGTGTATTGAAATACATGTAGTGCAGATTTTCGTATTCATCAATAGTCCTTCTCATGCTTGCCTTGATAATAACTTCGTCACTACGATCCTCTTCTTTTACCGCTTGCGGTTTTTCGTAGTTCAAACCTTCATTGTAAAGTGAATAGACGTTCTGATACTTTTTAGTTTGAGGCTGGCCAATGCCAACGATGCTTTGAAGTGTTTTACTGGTGTTCTCTTTCGACCAGAATACAGAATGATCAACTCCAGCCTTGAGTACAGAGAAGAACCCCTTGTAATCATGCGACTTGTGTCCAAGTGCTTTTATATGCAAATCGACTGCCTTCAGGAGCTGAGCGCTGAGTCTATTTATTTTCGCATAATTAACTGGCCTGTATTCATTCCACGCATTTGTAGCTTCATCAAAGTAATTTGCCCGCGCTTTTGGCGGCGCAACTTTCTTCTTGACCTCCTGATAGGGCTGAAGCATCTGCTCCTCTACGATTGCCCTTGATTCTGCATCAACTTCTCTTAGGCGGCGCAATATCGGCACTGGATCATGTAGGATGATATGTTCTGGAGTACCGGATACCAGGCCAAGCTCTTTCAGGTCGGCCATGCAGCGAATCCTGGTCGCTCTATGTATGCCTATCCTGCGATCAAGGACTGTCCTGCAGATCGGACCAAACTGTACTTGATTGGCAAGAACAATCCAAAGAAGTTTACTGTTTGGCGTTAAATCGTCGCACAACAACAACTCCAGGGGTGCCTTTGCATAGACAACTGGCTCCCATGGCGTGTCCTTGGAGACGGAGATCTTCACGAGCGGGGACGGTTGTGTACCCACACTAGCGACCGGCATCAAAGCAGGCAACCGGCATTTGTTAAGACTTGCTGCAAAAACAGGTTGCATTTTGCGACAGTGTTGCATTTTGCGACAAAAACACGTTGCATAGTGCGACAAAGGCCGTCGCTTTTTGCAACACGGGTTGACGCTTTTTGCAACATGCCGTGCGGGATTGCGTTGCAAAATGCGTCACTTAAAAAGAAGCTCTTAGCTTTAAGATACTTGTCTACGGTTTTAGGTTTACTTCTTACTGTAAAAGAATAGAAAATATTAAGAAAAGAAAGCGCGTACGCGCTGGGGCGGGTTGGTATGGTGGTGACATGGGAAAGACCAAGCCACTGACAGCCGCAGAGCAGGCAGCCCTTGAGGAGGGGTGGCTGGAAATCGGCGAGTCCCTGGCCGCCACGATCCTTGTCGGGAAGCGCACAAAAAAATGGGCATGGAGCCTGATTGGGTCGCTTGGGCTGTACAAGCGATGGATGATTGATTTCTGGGTCGAACGGTATCAAGATGAACATCCTGAGCTGAATTCGCCAGTTACGAAGGCGAAAGAGGGGCCCAGCAGGGACTGGCTGGCGCAGCGAAAATCAAAGTTCACAAAACGTGACCAAATAAAAGAGGCCCTTGAGTTGCTAAATGCCAGGACGAACCGCTAGAGTGAATCATCTGACAAATCGTCATGCCCGACTGTATCCCCAATCTCGCAGGTGTCGCAACTAAGAATCTGGTTGAGACGATTGGAACTGGCAGCTACAAAGCAAGTTATATCAACTGGGCTCGGACGTTTAACCTGCTGCATGAGCATGCTCCCGGCTGGTACCTGGATGTAGTCCTGTCGCCGGAAGGAGCCGCTGTCTGGCGGGCACCCGGCAATGGCGGTTATCTGATGCTGCGGTTCTGCCATGTCGATGGCACGTGCCTGGCTCCAGCGCCGCAGGCGATCATGGACAACCGGAACGGGTCCATTCCGTTCGACAAGATTTCCGCCAGGGATGTGACCGACACGCACCGCCGTGGTGGCTGCATGCTGGCTGCCATGACATTTGGCCTGGCGGTTGAGCTGTGGGCGAAGATGCCACTGGAGAGCGGCTACGGACAGGCCCCTGAGGGCGACGCTACGGCCCCTGTAAGCCCCGTAAGCGGCATCCGTGCCACTACTGCGCCTGCAGCCCCCGCAGAGGCCTTCACGGCCGAAAAACAGGCCACTATGCAGGACTTCCTGGAGGCCTGTCTGGAAAAGGGGCTGTCGCCAGTGGCGGCAGATAAGTTGCTTGAGGTGATTGGCTCAAATTACGCCGGAGGAATCAAAACCCTTGCCAGCAAGACAGAAGCATGGGTGGTTGAGCAAAACCAGAAGGCGAATCCCGAGGAATCGGCGCAGCCTCAACAGGAGAAGCCCGCCAAGGCCGTAAAAAAGACTCCCACACAGAAGTCGAATCCAGAAGCGTACTGAAGAACGCTCAGCACTTCCCAAGGCTGGAGGATTCACAGCAACGCACCAAGATGGATTTCATTGACTGGGCGGCCCAGTTCTTTGCAAAGGAATTCCATGGTGTGATCATAAGAGATTATAAAGAGCCTTAGACAGGCTCTTTTTCTCGTCTATCATTCTCTTGACTGTTCCCGACCAATGTCGAAAAGCTTGAGCAACGAAATTACTGCTTGGATGAACGCCGCAGGCAGTAAGCCGGTCTTGAGTAAAGAAGAAATGCTGATCATCGCAAAGAAGATTAAGTCACACGAGGTCGGGAGCCCAAAGTATAAGTTCTATGTGAACAAGTTGGTGTCTCATAATTTGAGACTGGTTATCAGGTCGGTCCACTTGTACATGGACGGCAAGATGAAGAAAGGATGGGGAGGCCCGGAGACGCTCGATCTGCTACAGACAGGAGCGCTCGGCCTGATAAGGGCTGCAGAAAAGTATGACCCAGAAACTGGTTATACTTTTGCCACATACGCAACCTACTGGATCAGGTCTTTTGTCGGTCGTTACGCGATCAAGGCATCCAGTATATTTCATATACCGGAAAATGCCTGTCGTGATGCCTACTCCTTCGAAAAGTACGGATTCGTCAAAAACAAAAGCCACAACGTGAGTGAGGCGTTGACGAAACTTGTGCGCTCCGCTCAAGCGGTAATCTCTGTCGACGCACCACTAGGCGAAGATGGCGATATTTCGATCATTGATTGCCTAGAAAGTAAGTATCCGCCCAGCACCGAAGGCGCGGCTCGTTTTTCGTGTGAAATGGATGATCTGATCCAAGCGGCAGGGCTAAGTGACGATCAGGTCAAGGTACTGGAAAACCTGTTCATAGATGAGATGAAAGTTAAAGACATAATGCACGCCAATTCGATCTCCAGGGTAAAGGTTGCGGCTTTGCGTGAAACCGCCCTTGAGAAACTCAGGCGGATTACCCCTGCGGCATAGCTGCCGGTCGGGTGTAACCAGTTCACCAAAACTCGATATAATGTACTGTAGGCCCCAACTTAAACGATGGCTACCATTAGTATTGCAGGAACCGTAACTGGCCGCGCCGGTGAATCGCCGGTAACCGTGAAGACCTTTGAGACTGGCGACCCTGTTGCCAGCTTCTCTGTCGCTGACCGCGCTTACGTTTACACGAAACCTGGCTCTGAACGTCAGGGACAGTTCTATCGATGCGAAGTGCGGGGCAAGACCGCCGAAATCGTGGCGGAACGGATCAAGCGCGGTGATAAAGTCGGTGTTTCGGGTCAGCTCGTGCAGCGAATGTACAACGAAAAGCTGTTCCTGGACATCAAGAATGCTTCCGTTACCTTCCTTGAGGATCGAGCTAAAGGCGAGGAACAGGAACTTCCCTTCTGAGGTATCCTAGACTTAGACACAACGGCCAGGCGTAGCCTGGCTGTTTTTCTTTTTGGAGTAGTTATGTACCAGTCGCCGAGGATCGATGAGATTGCACCTGGGGCGTGTGGGTTACTGATGGATGAAACGCCGATGTTGTTGGCCTCAAATGTAAGGCCATATGTGATTGCAATACTGTTACATCGCGGCGCTGTACGCCGCCACGAAATCCAAGCTAGTTTGGTACCCCATTGTTCGACCAGCGATTTGAAAGTTGGTGGATGGGATCCACTCAATGAAGATTACTGTGAAAATACCAGACTTGAAGAACTGATCGATGAAGCACTTGGCGACCTTGTTAGTGAAGGTATCCTTCGATACAACGAAAGCCAAGATCTATGGGTTCTAACTGGTGGCAATATTTCTGCAATTATTTCCTGGGCCGCAGCTACTGGAGCAAAGTTGCCTCAGCATCTTATAATGGAGTTAACCAGCAAACGATTCAACCGTATTCCAGACTATGTTAAGCCAGACTATGCAACCAACCAAGAAGTCAAAGTCTAAGGCAGTCCCTGACCACAAAAGACTGGCGGGGCCATCTTTTCCACTGCCGATCTTTCGCAAGGGAACGATGGTTCAGGTCTATTTGGGAGCCGGTTGGAGTACTGGGCGCGTCATAGCCAGCAAGCAAGATCAGTGCCAGGTTACGCTAACGATGGGTAACCGGACAATTACCGTATTTGACGCCAGGTCGATTCGCCAAACTGAAAGCAATGATTGATACACAACAGGAGATCTCTAGGGTTTGCGATGATATCAAAAACCTGTTGCTGCAAAAGAACGAAAAGTACGGAGATTCTGCGCTGAATCCATCCAGGATCTTCAGCAAGGCGGACACCCGTGAGCAGTTGTGCGTCAGGATTGATGATAAGCTAACGCGCATCGCCAAGGGCGTAGGTTTATTGGCAACAGACGAGGATGTCCTGCAGGATCTGATAGGTTATCTGGTTTTGTTGAAGATATCCATTTCCAGGACTGATAACACAAAAACAGTTCAACCGGCGCCGGTTGATCAGTGGGATGGCTCTGATATTGAGCCATATATGAAGAACTGGGCTGAATTCTGGAATACTCAAGACAAGCGTCAAATGGATGCAGTTAATTCAGATGACGCAGAAGTACTTGAGCTGCACACTTCCGGCGATAGATTCGGCTGATCACGTATTGGTCATCAAAAGACCGTTGTTCTCGAAGGCACGTCCACGACTAACCAGAACCGGTCACGCATTCATGCCGCCAGCCTATAAACTGGCGCAAGCGGAGATGCGTAAGCTGATCCGTGAGCAATGGGATTATGGCCCCTTGGAAGGCCCCGTATCACTGAAGCTGATCGTCAAGGGTGAAGGCCGGGGAGATACGGACAACATCGCTGGGGCGTTTATGGATGCCGCCCAGGGAATCCTGTGGATCGATGACCGGGTCAGTGTAATACCAAAGCTGTCAATTGAATGGCAGAGGGCCGCCAAGGTTGATTCGGAATGGATCGCAATCATTCATCACACCTCCGTATAATGTAGATTATAAGCGACACGCAATGGCGACGGTAGCTTACAACCAACCTGATCCCGACTACCGCAGAGAGCTGGGGGAGAATCAAAGCTACCTTAAGAATATCTTAATAAGTCCAGCTCATTACAGGGCTGGCAAAAAGAGAAAGTTCGCTCCTACCATCAACATGGAGATCGGCTCTGCTTTGCATTGCCTGGTCCTGGAGGGCAAGGAGGAGTTTGATCGTCGCTACATGCTGAAGCCGGAAGACATTTCCCTGGCCACCAAGGAGGGAAAAGAATGGAAGGCAAGCCAAAAAGGTAAAACAATCCTGACGAATAACGAAAAAGAAAAGGCCTGGGACAGCGTTCATGGCATGGCCGAATCACTACTGCGCCTGGAGTGGTTCAACCAATCCCAGGTCGATTATCGCAAATACAACGAGCTGTCTATTTACTGGGAAGCGGATGGTATTCCCTGCAAGGGGCGACTTGACAGACTGGTCGACATGGGCGATCATTTGATGATATTGGATCTCAAGAGCACCGATTCGGTCGAATATAGCACCTTTCTTAAGAAGCTGGTAGGTGGCATGAATTATCTGTTTCAGTCGGCATGGTACGCAGAGGCCGCCAGTCTTGCGTATAACAAACCATGCAAGTTTGTTTTTGCCGCAATCGAAAGGACGGAACCGTGGACATTGTCTCTGTTTGAGATTTCAGATGAGATGATGGACGAAGGTAATCGTCAGATCAAGCGAGCGCGGCAGTTGTTGAAAAAGTGTTTAGATGCCAAGGATTGGCCTCGACCAGAGGTTTGCTATAATGTACTGAGCCTGCCAACTTGGTACCGCTCACCAGTTTCGAACTACAGCCCCGAATTTGAGGACTTGTTCTGATGAGCAATCAACAAAGCGTAAACATAGGCAGCGCCAGTGGAACCACACTGCTTGGTGTTCTGTTTGTTGGACTGAAGTTGACTGGTTACATTAACTGGCCGTGGGTGTGGGTGTTGTCTCCATTCTGGATGCCCCTGGCAATAGTGTTGGCCCTGGCCCTCCTTGCCTTTATCGTTTACGCAGTAGCCTCTATCGGTAAGAAGTGATCATGGCCACAGAAAAAACCATCAGGCCAGTTCGCGCCTCTGATCTTCTTAGCCTGGACGAAAGGTTGACGGTAAAAGTTCTGGACTGCTACGCCGACCCCGAAAGGGCGACTTGGCAGGCCGGTAAGAATGACTACTCCGAGGTTCCTATCCACGAGGTCAAGCCCCTGAAGCGAGAAGAGGCTGGCAAGTGGATTGTTGACCACTTGCTGTCGGGCGAGAAGGGGCACTACGGCCCACTGGAACACCCACAGATAACACTGTCTTGTGCCGGTTATGTGCACAGTGTCATAGTGCAAGCACGCACGCATCGAATCGGCACTTCGTGGGATGTTCAATCTCAGCGGTATACCGGCAAGCGTGTCCTGAGGGTTGCTGACCGCGAAATTGACGTGGAAGACGTTTTCTACATCAGGCCGCCTGGTCTTTACACAAATCGACAGGGCAAGAAGTATGAGTGGACCAAAGAAAACATTGAAGACAAAAGAGGCAAAATAATTCTTGCCTGTGAGGATTACGCCAAAGATTACAAAAATGGCTGCTCCGAAGAGCACATTCGCGATTACCTGCCTCAAGGTATCAGGCAAAACTTTGTTGTATCATTCAACCTGAGGTCCGTGTTGCATTTCATGGATCTCAGATCCAAGTTAGATGCACAACTGGAGATCGAGGCACTATGTGAGCAGTTTATACCAATCCTGAAGGATTGGGCTCCATCTGTGTGGGGTTACTATGAAGCGAAACGCTTGCACAAGGCCAGGCTTTCACCGTAAAACCAGTATTGGTATAATAGTTTACGCAGATGAATGAAAAAGAACCAGTGTCCGACTGGCCAGAATCCAAACCAATAAAAGGTGATGCTGGCCCTATTTACGGGTTTCGGCGTGGCTATCGTGTCAAGGATGCTGGCCGCCATGAAAGCGCTGACCAATTCAATTGCTTCCAGAAATTCCTGTTGCTTCAAGGTACCAGGGCGTTCTCTGACCTGGAAACCGTAACCGGCCATTGTGCTCCATCTTTATCAAGATGGGCTTCAACTTACAACTGGCAACGCCGTGCTGCGGCTTACGACAAGGATCAACTTGCTATTGTATGGAAAGAAGCCGAAAAGTTCCAGAAAAATACCCACAGGGAAGCAATCGTAGAATTCAGGGAGTCGTCCGAACGCCAAGCCAGGATGATGGCACGCGTCTCAGAAGATCTGTTGCGCGTGCTTGGCAAGCGCATTGAAAAGGCGGAAGTCGAGGGCGAGGAGGTGCCGATGGCGCTGGTCTCAGGCTTGTTGCGTGCCGCTGCTAACATAAGCGAGCAATCACGCCAGTCTTGGGCCAATTCGCTGGGCATCAACGAGATGCTTGAGATGGTTGATTCCGAGATGACCAAAGCAAACGTTGAGGATGTAACCGATGTCGACGCCTACGAAATCCCAATCGATGAGTGAAGACTTCCCGGTTATCGTTACGATAAACGAGGATGACTCCATTACAATTGAGTGGGACGAGAATCATCCAGTCACATCGGTTTTCAATACATGGACCGAAAAGGACTTCCTGGATTCAATACTGAATGGCTGTAAAGATGTGATTGGCGAAGAAGAATACGATAGAATAAAGAAAGAGCACCTTCCCAAGGAATAGATGGCTACCAGAGCTGGCAAACAATTCCTGGAAAAAGCTGGCTCAGATCGCGAAATGGTTCGCGAGTTGAGAAGGGTAAAAACCCAAAAGAAGGAAGGCGGACAGCAAATAGTCTTGCATCAATTCATAAAATCAGTATCTCCCAATTACAAGTTCTATAAAGTACACGCAGAACTGACAAAACAACTGCAGGCCATCATTGATGGAAAATGCAAGAGGCTTATTATACAGGTGCCGCCACGTATTGGAAAGTCATACCTGTCCTCTAAGTTATTTCCTGCTGCTTATCTACTGGCCCACCCAGACAGATATGTCGGCCTAGTATCCTATAGTGCTGAACTTGCGGAGGGTTTCTCTAGGTCGGCGCGGGACTACTACAGGCAAGCTGGTGGTACATTTGATCCGTACAAGCAAGCTGTCAATGACTGGGGAACGCAGGGCGGTGGCGGCCTGTGGGCAGCGGGTGTTGGCGGTGCTATTACTGGTCGATCGGGTCACCTGTTAATTATCGATGACCCGGTCAAAAACAGAGAAGATGCCGACAGTCCCAGGGTGATGGAAAAACTATGGGATTGGTATACGTCAACCCTGTATACACGGCTTGAGCCAAATGTCGGTTCAATTGTCGTAATTCAGACGAGATGGAGTGAAAACGACCTGATCGGACGATTGATTGAATCAGAGATGAATGTATCCGAGAAAGGTCGAGAGGGCTGGACAATTCTTGATTTACCCGCTATATCCGAGGATCCGGGTTCCAGGCCACCTTTACCGGAGCACTGCAATATAGTAACTGATTGGCGAGAGGAGTCTGGTCTGGCATTATGCCCACAGCGATATGGAATCGACGAATACGAGCGCATCCGCGAGGCAATTGGCACAAGGGATTTTGCGGCACTGTATCAGCAAAGACCGGCGCCAGAAGGTGGTAATATGTTCGATCCGACTTGGTGGCAGTATTATGACCAACTAAAAGAACTGCCTGAATTTCAACGCGTTATCCTTAGTGTTGACTGTACCTTTACAAATACAAGTTCCAGTGACTATGTCGTTGGCAGTGTCATAGGACAAGCTGGCAACAGTTTCTACGTGCTGGATATGGCCAGAGAGAAATTGGACATTATTGGTACTATCAATATGATATCAAGGATGTATAAGAAGCACGCATTAAGCGGAACGGTTATCGAGCTAGCTGCTTCTGGATATGCTGCATATCAGTTACTGCAAAAGAAAGTACCTGGCCTCATTGGTTTCAAGCCAGAGAAATCAAAAGTAGCTCGCGCTGCTGGCATCGTGCCAATAGTAGAGGCTGGTAATGTCTATTTGCCAGCAAGTGCTCCTTGGCTGGACGTATTTATGAACGAATTCAGCCTGTTTCCTGCCGCAAAGAATGACGACATAATCGACTCAATTGGTATGGCCATTAACTACATGTCGCAACGCACTGTTCCTGTTATGACTGAGGTAAGCTGGGGAAGAGGAACTGCCTTACCGGCAACACCATACAGGATTGACTAAGGTTATGGCAAAGAAACCGCAAAGCTTTCAGTTAACACCAGAGCAGCAAAAAATGGCCACAGAGAATATAAATCTGGCGAGAAGGGAGGCTTGGCGTGTTCAGAGAACGACTGGTATTGAATACTCGATTCTGGAGGGTGCTGCATTCCTTGGTTTATGCAAAGCATGCCATCGATATGATCCAGAATCGGGCTACAAGTTTTCCAGTTTAGCGACACCAACAATAAGGGGCGAGATCCTGCACTGGGTAAGGGATCGCACTTATGCAATGCGTTTGTCACATCGCATGCGAGAAAATTGGGTTAAAGGACGCAAATTACTGTTCAATGGATCTAATGACATAGCAATATCCGAAAAACTGGGCATATCACTGGGGGAATGGCAGGAAACCAGATCAGCATGCTCTGGCCCGCCGCTTGAATTAAAAGATCAGGCGATGCCAACAGATCCGTTGGAGCCGGAAGAGATGGATTTCAAAATAGACTATCGAGAAAAGGCGAGGGAAATGGTTGAAGCACTATCCACCAAGGATTATAACTCTATGGCAGCTTACTGCAGGGGCGACCTGTCGAAACCACCGGTCAGGCAGTTCACGTCGATGACCAGCGGCCTGAGGCAACAAAAATTATCAATGACAGACCCGGCTACCCGGCTAGACTGAGGCCAGTTCTCAGCGCCATTGTGAAATCTGTAATCAGCGATTACACAATAAAGGCGGTCAAAGATATACCAATTACAAATGTACTAGACAGTCAACACGTAGAGTACAAAAAAATAGGGAAAGAGGCGATAACATTATGCCCTTGGCACAATGATAGAAATCCATCGTTAACCATAAACGATGAAAAAAGCCTGTGTTATTGTTTTGTTTGCCAGACGGGCGATGATGGCATAGGTTTCATTCAGGCAAAGCTTGGGCTGTCTTTTGCGGAAGCGGTAGAAAAGATAGCCATTTCCAACAACATAGAGGTAATATACGAAAACCTGAATCCAGAGCTTGCGCTAAAGGAGGCAAGGCGAAAGGTTCAGTTGATGAATCAACTGACAATTGAGCACGAATCTTACCGTAGATTCCTGAAGGACTCAAGGGCTCAGAGAATACGAGACTTTCTGGATAACAGGGGCATAGAACCAGCCACTTCTAAGCACTTTCAGCTTGGGTATTGTCCTCGAGGATTTTTTGGCGACAGGATTACTGTGCCGATTCATGACCACATTGGCACATTGGTTGGTTTCGCCGGTAGGGCTACAAGTAGTACAATTAAACCAAAATTCAAGAATTCTGAGAACAGTGAATATTTCGACAAATCAAAACTGGTATTCAATGAGCACAGAGCTATTCAACACATCAGGGAAGCTGATAGCCTTATTTTTGTGGAAGGCCATTTTGATGTAATATCACTGTGGCAATTTGGTATCAAAAATGTAGTAGCCCTCCAGGGTACAGCGACACCAAGTGATTCCATACTGCACAGACTGGCTAGAAGGACAAAGAGATTCATACTGTGTTTCGATGCAGATGAAGGTGGGCTAAAGGCAACAGAGGCGTTTATTAAGTCCGCCGGTCCGATGGCATGTCGCGGTGATCTAAGCCTATCGGTTGCACAGTTGCCGGACGGCAAGGATCCCGAAGACTGTATTAACAGTGGCCTGGACTTGTTTAACATAATTGAAAGCGCAAAACCATGGCTCGACTGGCAGCTTGATGTGTGGTTAAAATCCGTAGACAGATCAGACACTGCGCGATACACAGAGATAGAAGCCAGAATACGTGCCCTGGTTGAATCAATACATTCCCCAACCCTGAGGCAGTATTATATCGACAAAGCATCACTGGCCCTATCGCAGGATCCAGAGTCAGCCGCAAAAACTGCAAAAGATTGGTTCAAGAATACATCAACGATAAATAGCAGGAAAAGGTGGCTGAAGCCAAGTCCACTTGAAACCAGGATAATGGCAGAGCGAAGACTACTCAGGTTGTATATTCACTTCCCGGAGCTAAGGTCAGATCTTGTTGATCTGATGGATAGGTTGTATTCACCTGCACATAAGTGGTTATGGCAAAGGTTGCGGGAAATAGAAGATTTCTGTGATGGTGCAAACATGATTGAGACACTTTTGGCTGTGTACTGCGTGTCGGAACCGCATTACACGAGACAACTCAGATCAATAGCCATGCCGACGATCAAGGTACACAGTGATTCTGGTATAATGGATCATATCAAGAACATCTTGTCGCAGGAGCTTGTCGTGAATGGCATCTGAAGAAAAACCGAAATTCCTGATGTACACACTGGCTGGTTGCTCTTATTGCAATCAAGCAAAGGCATTATTTGATCACTATGATGTCAAGTATCAAGTGAAATACGAGAAGGCACCCGACTGGGACACCTTCCCTGGTATCTATAAAATCACAGACGATGGCATGGAGTTGATAGGCGGCTTCTCCGAGCTGGCTGAATACTCATACAAGGATGGGCTGTGAGGCGTGGTCGGGATCTCCGTCCACGCTCGATTGCTGTTTAATCCTTAAGGCATGGATAACTTGCGAAAAAATTCGAGTTGTCGTGACTAAGATGGACCCGTCAGCACCGTTCCCTGGTTCGCTCCAACATGGCGAAGGCACCCTCTGAGAAAAAGACACTAAGCGGCAACAATCGCCCACTGGAGCGTATCGGGAAAAAGACGACACAAGGTTCCGGTCTCCGGTCTAAGCCAAAGAGGGGGCAAAAGCCTTATCGCGGCCAGGGACGATAGGCAATGGAGCATTCAGTATCTAAGCAACAGGTCTGGAGGTCTACTATAGCTGCCAAGCAGGCCATAGCAGAGGGCAGGCTTGCAGATGCAGTAAACTTGCTATACTTTATGCACAAAAACCATATAATGGAATGGGTGCGCGTAAAGCGAGAACTGCTTGCTTCGGCGCAAGACTCCAGATCGTTGCTAACAATAGCTACCGTGCTGGATGCATCAAAGAAAAGCACACTTTCTGAGTCCGCCAGGATAATACCCGGCCTCTCTGATTTGCTTCATCAGGATCCGTATCAAGAGTTGCTCGATTAAATCGATTTACGGCTTGAATACGGCTATTTTTTGCGTCACTTGCGGCAATCTAAAGTCCCTTTAATTTCAATCATGTCGGAATTCGGTCAATTTGCTCCTTCTGGGCCTGCGGTTTTCTATCGTTCGTATTCCCGGCGCAAAGCAGACGGGTCGCGTGAAAACTTCGAAGAGGCAATTACGCGTACAATATCTGCCATCGCAGAGGTAGGCAAATTCACTGAGGAACAGAAGGCGTTATGTATTCAGGCTGGACTGAGGCGGCAATGCTTTCCCAGCGGTCGTGCACTGTGGGTTGCGGGTACGGAATGGTCCAAGAAGCAAGAGAACTTCCCTGGATATTACAACTGCTGCTCGATGCACGCAAATGATCCCTCGATGTTTGGCCTGCTGATGGAGCTGGCCATGATGGGAACAGGCACTGGTGCTGTCATGGAGGAAGACGTCGTAAGTAACATGCCTCCAATTCAAAGAAAAGTTTCTATTAGCAATATCAGGAACAACGAAGGAATCAAAGGTGGTGACGCAGATACAACCATCAGGTTCACTGGGATTGTTGATGAAAAACCAATCATTACAATCAAGGTTGGCGATTCCCGTCAGGGCTGGGCTAGTGCCTATCAGGGTCTGATTACCCTGGCTATGGGGTACCCGGCTCAAGACGAGGAGGAGGACACGGCCCATTGCGATGCCGAAATAGTCCTGGATCTGAGCCACGTCCGCCAGGCGGGTGAACCCCTTAAGGGCTTTGGTGGCACCGCTAACCCTGTTCGGCTGCGGGAGACGTTTGAGCGGGCAGCAAAAGTGCTCTGCAGGGCCAAGGGGCGCAAGCTGACGTCAATTGAGTGCTGCCTGCTGATTGATGAAGCAGCCAGCGCAGTGGTGGCCGGAAACATCCGCCGCAGTGCAGGCATGCGTCAATTTTCGTCCTGTGATAATGAGGCCGCTTCAGCAAAAGATGGTCTGTATAAGCAGGATGAAAACGGCAACTGGAGTGTAGATCCCGAAAAAGAAGCACTCAGGATGGCCAATCACACCCTGTGCTTCCACATGAAACCTGACCATGAAACGATCAAAGCCAGCATCGAAAAGCAGTTTTGGTCCGGCGAAGGTGCCATCATGTATGTACCCGAGTCAATCGCCAGGGCAAATGCTGACCTGTTGAACACAGAACAACTAAAGAAGCGATTCCTTGCTTTGTACGTGCGCAGTCAGGATGATGCACGTCAGATGCTGATCGAATTAGCGGAAAAGGTTGGTGAACCAACCGACGAACGCATTATTCAGCATCGGATGGACAGGTACGGACTTAACCCCTGCGGCGAAATCCTTATGCGTGACAACGTATGCAACCTCAGTGAGGTTCATCTGAATACCATCGATCCAAATGATTCAGAGCTGCAGCGTCAGGCATTCTATGCCGGTGGTCTGCAAGTTGCGGCCCTGCTACAGCATAAATTTGTCCCCGAACGCCTTGCTTATAGCCGTGAAAACGATCCGATTGTTGGCGTCAGTTTTACTGGCCTGTTTGACTTTTTTGTGCATGCTTTTGGTGCCCCTTGGCTGAAGTGGATGATGAAAGGTCGCCCTGGTGGTGCTGAGTACAAGAAGTACGATGCCAGGGAAAAGAAATTCCTCAGGGGTTGGAGGATTGCTGCCGAGCAGGGTGTCAGGGATTACTGCGAGCAGCATGGTATTCGTGTCCCGAACAGGTTCACCACAGTGCAACCCGCTGGCTCCAAGAGCCTGCTGACTGGCGCTAGCAGCGGCTGGCATCCACCGAAAGCGCAGCGCTTCATTCGCCGCATTACCTTTGGCGTAAATGATCCATTGGTCAGTGCATTGCGTGATTACGGCTACAACGTAATTCCAGCGCAAAGTGCTAGGGACGAAGACGGCAACCTGCTTGATGACATCAGCGATCCCAGGGTTCGCGAGGTGTTGGTTGAAATCCCAACAGAAGTATCGTGGGCTAACTTGCCTGGTTGTGATGAGTTTGACCTCAGTAAACTACCAGTCGGCGCCCAATGGGGGCTCTACATGCAAGTTCAAAAAGAATACACCCAGCACAACACATCGGCAACCCTAGAGTTTCGTCAAGATGAAATAGACCAACTGACTGATTTGGTCCATAGGTCCATCCAGTCGGATGATGGATACATTTCGGCTGCGCTGCTTGCCAGGTTCGATGCAAACGAAACATTCCCACGATTGCCATTTGAACCAATCGATAAGCAGATGTACGAACGTCGTATGGCTACGGTGAAAATCGTTCGTGCAACGCTGCCGGAAGATGTTACATTTCTTGACTTGTTAAAGAAGTATGACAACGCGGACTATGAACTGAAAGGTGCTGCTGGCTGTGATTCAGCTAAGTGTTTAACAGAATCAGAGAAAGACTCTGATCAAGCTGGATTGCTCAAGTGATCCAAGGGGCCGGTGATGCTATACTGGGCTATCCGGCCCCATCAGATGATCTCTTCTTCTGAGGAACCTCTGGATCATAGTCACTATGGCCCAGAGGTTCAAGAAAAGCTGAGCATATTCCAGGATCTGTACAAAAGCTATTACAACATTACCTGGATTAAGTTCAAGGAGAACTCAAACCGCTTGGACACCATACAAAGCGCTTGGGATGCACTTGCTCGTGCCAGAAAGAAGGAAACTGGCACCGGGTTCTATCTTACACCAGAGCAGTACAACAATGTCCACAATCGTTGATTCTCAAATACTGTCCATGTGCCTTTCAGGGGAGGGGCTAATCATGCCTTTTCACCCCAGCCAGGTAAACCCTGCTTCCTATGATGTAAGGCTCGGTGAGACAGTGCTGATAGAGCAACCAGAAGGTGGTTGGATCGAGAAATCTTTGCCATATTCACTGGCGCCAGGTGAATTTATTCTTGGCTGCACCAAAGAATGGGTAAATATCCCATCTGATATGGAGGCAGTATTTCAACTGAAATCTTCCAGGGCTCGTGAAGGCTACGAGCATGTTCTTGCTGGCTACATCGATCCAGGGTTCTCTGGAAAGGTGACGCTGGAGTTAGTCAATGTGAATCGATATACGACCCTGCATTTGGTAAAGGATATGCTAATTGGACAGCTCAGATTCATGAAAACGGATCAGCCCTGCCGGATTCCGTATTCACAAAAGGGGCATTATCACAATGACAACAAAGTAACCGCCTCTAAGGTGAATGCTTTTGGATTTATTTCCTGAATTCATAGTATTCCTGGAACCCTAGGGGAGCCAAAGGCGAGACGCCGGCAGAACTTTAGGCGCGATGCCCCATGAAGGTCGTACATCCAACCGACAATCCAGGACTGGTTAGCTATCACCGGCCAGAGCTGGTTGATCTGTTGCCCGGTCTGGAACTGGCGCTAGACTGTTGGAATTTGCTGGATACAAACGGCAGGGGGTCGGCTAAGCCTAAATATCTGGTACAGGAACCGGCTGAGCCAAAGAAAGCCTACGAAGCCAGATTACACAGGTCTACTTATACGCCTATTTTTAGGGATTCAATCCGGGCTTATGCGGGTCTGTTGAATCGCTTCCAGCTTGTTGATGCACCCCCTAGTCTTGGCAAGTCAGAAAGCAATGTTGACCTGCAGGGATCTAGTATCCACAGTTTCTGGAATCGTTGTGACGAATTAGCCATTCGAGACGGTGGTGTCTTCGTGATGGTTGACATGATGCCAGAGCAGGACCAAACATCGAATTTCTTGGATCAGCAGCGTGATGGCCGCAGGCCCTATGTGATCTTGATAGAAAGAAAAGATGTCATAAACTGGTCTGTTGCTTACAACGGTGGACGTGAATTTGTTCAGCATGCAACAATTCGCCAGATCAAGTCCATGCCAATGGAAAATGGATTTGGTGTTAGGCTTGAGCCCGTTTATTATGTACTGAAGCCAAATCTTGTAGAAGAATACAGGATGGAGAAGAAAGATGGCAAATGGAGGCAGGCACTGACCAATTCTGTACCAACGACGTTGCCTGTTGTTCCGTTGATATGGTACGGCGCATCAACCAGCAGATTTGCTCAAGGTGATTTACCAATGAATGGCCTTGCTGAACTGAGTATTCAGCACTACCAGATGCGATCCGACCTGACGGAATTGCTGCATAAATGCGCCATGCCAGTGCCGGTCAGAAAAGGTGCTCCAGTTGGCCCAGACGGACGCACTGCACCACTGATTCTGGGGCCAAATACTGCGGTTGACCTGCCAGCGGATGGCGGCGAGTTTGGTTTTGCCGAGCCGACTGGCCGCAGCCTTGAGCGCCACCAAGCCGAAGTGACGCACCTGGAAGCGTTGATGGACAGGTCTGGTCTCAATTTCCTGTATGGGGCAAATATCAAGACAGCAACAGAGGCATCACTGAGGGCTTCCCAGATAGCATCACAAGTTGCGTCCCTGGTGCGTAATAAAACCAGTTCGTTCAACACTGTTATGCGACTGTGGTCTATTTATGCTGGGGAACTGGCAAGTCTGACGACGGAATCCGGCATAGCACTTAACGATAGTCTGATAAATCGACCCATTGATCCAAGTGGCATCGCTCAACTGGTTAATCTGTATAACTCGAAACTGCTTAGCGGTCAAACAGTACTGGCGGAACTGCAGCGCGGCGGAATCCTGGATCCCGATATGAAGATCAAAGAAGAAATGAGCAGAATTTCGAAAGAGGGAGCTGCATTAAACGGCGGCAGCGATAATCCGCCGTTAACCAGGACCGCCAATAACCGAACCCAGGTAGCCGAACCGCCAGCACAAAATCCTTAGGTAAACCACTAAAGAGTCTGTTTGGTTCAATGTTATACTGGAATATAAGGCAGAAACCCAGACCCATGGTCATCGCTCGTATCGAGTTCCTGCAAGAGCACGCTCATTGCTACGTGCAACAAGGGGACGATGGCAGCCAGCCTGTGTTTGCGGAGATGCAGTTCGATTCACCAGAAGAGCTGATCGTAGTCCTTAAGGAATTTGAGTACGCAATCAAAGATTGCACGGCGGATATCAATGGTAGACTGATTTCCTTGAGCGGATTTAAGACCACGTGAATCATCCGTTAAATAACGGCAAATTCATCAGGTCTCCTGGCGGCAGCTTCCTGTACTGCGTCCAGGGGCCGGTCTGCCGCTTATATGACAGAGAAGACTTGCCCTGGCCCTGCTGTCGCCTGAGCTGGAAGGGCAAAGAGCCGAGTTGGAATCGAGTAGGCCGACGCTTTGTTCCAGATCTGGCCACATCCAGGTGTCCGAGCTATGCTGTTATAGCAACAGATCAGACTGGACACCAGTGGACCCAGATCTTGACGATTTACAACAGAAAGCTGACACCGGTAGAAAGGGATTGGTGGATAACAAAAAAGCCAGCAAACAAGGAGTATCCACCATTACCGGCAGACCTCTCAGAGGCCAGGACTGGACAAGCATTCTAAGGAAGATCAACCTGGAGGCACCCGGCTACCAGGAAACAGTAGAAAAGATAAAAGAAGAAAAGGATGCCAGGTAAATGGCTATACTGTGTCAGTTACCTGCCAGACTTGGCGACCATGAAGGACGCTGTTGCCGATCGTTATAACCGACTAAAGCGTGCCGCTCAAATCATCTCCAACATTTACGACAATCCCGATCAAAAGCTGATCAGGTTGGCGGAAAATGCTGGCTGCCTCGACGAGCTTGAGTTCCTGTTGGAGGAGTCGCGGAAATGGTTGGACGACGACGACTACTTCGGCGATGTGGCGTGGACCATGGTAAATGACCCAGGTTCACTTGTTGGTGTTTGTTGAGATTTGTAACAATTTTCACACAAGGGGGCGGCCGTGCTAATGTTGAGCCTGTTGTAGAGGGAAGACCCCGTGACCATTGATACGCTTTCATCCGATGAAATCGACGGCGCACCTGTCAGGCGCTCAAACCGCCCCCTGACCCAGTTCGCCGTTCGAGAGGTCGAAGACTTTCTGCTTGGCAAGTCGGAAGCGCACCGCACTTCGATTCACAATACGACCATTGATGTCGTGCAAGAGGACAAGCGCAGCAAAAGTCTGTTCGTTCGACTGCATGGTGAGACAATCCTTGCATTGTCCATCTCTTTGCCCGACGAAGAGGTCATTCATGCACAAATCTCCCTTGGTACCACTTTTACTGCGGATGGCTGCCCCACGAAGACAACGGTGGAAAGGCTGAATGGTCTGCTTGACTGCCTTGGCACGCATGGCGTGATCCCCGAAAAGGTCAGGATATTCAGGGATCCCAGTGGCGGTGGTTCTTTCTTCTTTGGCAAAGGAGAAGAGAAGACCCCTGTTGGGCAGCGCTATGCCAGGAACATTGTCATGAAGTCGGATCCCGATGAGTTATTGATCGAGTCGTCTGATATCAATCAAGACTGGGCAATCATGAAGAAAAAGATGGTTGGCGGTACCGTGACTTACGAGAAAAACAAAAGGCTGGCTTCTCGTAATGCCTAGGCAAATCCCGTACCCAGACTACATCTGCAATGATTGTGGTCACCAATACGGCAGGTGGTACGCCTCTGGATCTTACACAGGTCCGTCCGACAGTTGTTCCACCTATCACGAGGGAAAATGTGACATTTGCGCTAAGCAAAATGTCCCAGTAACAGAGCCACGCGACTTTGGTTATCTCTTAAACTGGAGTGCGGTCCAGCATAAGATTCGTGAAAAAAGAAAGATTCGCAAGAACAAGAACAATTGCGAAGAACCTGGGAAGGTTCAGGAAGTGGACACTGCTTGAATTGCTGCTAATCCGTTATCCAAACGGATCAAGTGTTGACACGTCAATCAGCCTTGCGATTGGCAAACAACACGGAATAGGGATCAGCTTGCTGTGTCCCTATTTTTTGTTGGAATTGAATCTGCTGCCTTTAACCAGTTGCACTCATTCATATTATATGGAGAATGGCCGATGACGTTATTGACAAAGGCTTATCCAAAAGCCCTGCATATGTACAGAATATTGTACAGCGATAACTCTTTCAGGATACTATATACCTGTGGCATGACACACGCACACGTAACATCCAGGGAGTACTGGCCAGGGCAAGAAGTTAAAAGTATTGTTCAGTTAGATGACTCATGGAAGAACTGAATACTGTGCTTTACGCATTCAATGTATCCTTGGTAGCAGGCATTGCCATCTTTTTGATTCTTTACTTTGGTGAACGCGGGTGACAACATTAGAATCTTTCTGGTATTCGTTTGCTCCAATTTTGACTGTGCTGCTGACCGGCTATTTGTCGACTAAGCTTGTCTCTCGCGCATTGCGTGACCACAGGAACCATACTGATACCGATTAGTGTCAGCAAAACCTGACACCTTAGACAAAAACTACTGGGCTTCGGTAGCCTGTCAATACCAACCATTTTTTGAGTGGTTCCAATCATTTCTGGATCTGACTACTGGGTGGCAGTAGTGTAGAGTTCTGTTTCGATCATTGCTTAAAACAATCAGCCTGCTTGGCGTTGCTTCGCTGGTCTTCTCATCATTCAATCCAGCACAAGCAATCAACAAGCAATGCACTACGGCCTCTTATTATGGCCATGGTGATGGTTTTCATGGTAAAAAAACCGCTAATGGGGAACGATTCAATGGACATGGCATCACCACGGCCCATCCTCGCCTGCCATTCGGATCCATGCTCCTGGTGTTCAACCCTGACACAGGAAAATCTGTAACAGTTCGTGTCAATGATCGCGGCCCGTATGCTCATGGCCGTGGGTTGGACCTGAGCTACGGCGCCTTCCTGAAGGTGGCCAACCCCTCGCAGGGGACCGCCAAGGTCTGTTATACGCGGCTAACTTGACGCCGAACAGCTAATGTGGGGGGGACTCCCCCCTTTTTTATGGTTGAGTTTTTCTTTACACCCGCGCAACGTCAGCGTGCCCTAGAGGAGGCCACAAGGCGGCAGGACTCCAATCAAAGGCTTGGGCGCAAAGGTCGCAACAAGGGGCCTACAACGGGGCCAGAGGCCCTGGAAAAGCACAAAATAGGAGCCGGGGCAGAGTTAGCGGTAGCAATTTATCTTGGACTTGAGGAATTTGTATTTCAGGATACGAATCCCGTCAGGGGGTCTTCCGATTTGCCTGGAAAGATCGATGTAAAGTGCAGGCCTTGTCATCATTGGGATTTATTGGTACAATTGGATGACGACCTTGAAAAGACCTATGTGCTAGTTACGATACAACACAGGCGTATATTTATCCATGGATGGATTCATGGCTCCATGATCCCCAAGGAATGTATAAAAGAGTACGCCCCAGGAAGACCCTGTTACAGCATCCCACAATCAAACCTGAAACCAATTGAGGACTTGAAATGTCAGGCGGAAGCTGCTTAAGTCGTCATGATTGCTGGCTCTCCTGGGAAGAACAAGATGGAGAGGAGTTTGCTGTTCTTAACTTTTCGGATGACCTGATATCCCAGCTTGGATGGGAAGAAGGGGACGAGTTAGACTGGACCCAAAACGATAATGGCTCAATTTCCATCGCTAGGCCAAAATAATGGACAAGCCGCTGCACATGCGCGAGTTAAGACAGAAAGTCGCTGAGCGAATGTGGAGCGTTTGTCGGTCAGAACTTGATCCAGTTGAGCCGCCGCCGGTAATATATGCCATGACAGAAACGGCGATCAATGAGATATATATGAATATCGATAAGATGCTAATGCAAACCATAAAGGACAGACTTGAGAGGCTGATATGACCGATGAAGAAATCATAAAGACAATCCACGCTAAGATCCGTGACCACGAGGTCCGAGTCGCCATCGTGTCTGGTACCCTGGGTCTGGCAATCCTGACCGGAATCTTCCATGCAATTCATCTCAACCACACCTTGCTGTCTCGATAGCTTGACTCAAGACGAGCGGGATGAGCTGAATGTATTGAAGGCAGCGATCAGTTACCTGCCCAGCACGGTCCACCCTGCTAAGATGATGCGGTTCACTCAGCTCTGCGCCCGGTGCCTGTGTGGCAAGGGCGATCCCTCTTGCTAATGACAAATAACCTTGAACACAACAAGGATGGTTTTGCGATCAAATATCGCATTGGCGACTATATGAATTACTTGCGATTTAACGATACAACTGCACAGCGCTCCATTTCTAATATTGCTATATTTTTGATTGGATGTGGATTTGGTCGCTCGGCCGTCATCCAAGGACTTAGGGACGCAGCGGACCAGATGGAGTCAGATTGGAACTGATCCCCTGGCGGAACGCGTCTAGACCCCGGCACCGTAAGACCCACCATTGGTGCCTGGGTCAATTCTGAACAAATCCCGAAGATCTTGACACCATGACAAGCTGGGGTCTATGGTTGAGACACAGGCAAGCAACCTGTTGTTATGCAATCAAATCCCACTGCTCTGATTAAAAAATGGAACGAATCCTTGATTTCTGCGACGTAACAAGCTGCGACCTCAGTCTGTCCGGCCCAGGCCTGGTACTAAGGTTGTCTCAAGGGGATGTTGTCACGAAAATCAGGATCGGTACTGACAAATTCGCAGAAACCCACCCGCCAGTAAAAGCGATCACAAACACTGTCAGCGTGACACCAGCCGCAACAGGCCGCCAGCAGGCCGTAGTTGGACTAATTGAGAAGGCTACATCAGTGGCACTCGCGGGCAGATCCAAGCGCGTACCCCAGCGTCGACTGAACGAACAAGACGTTAAGGAGATCAGACGAAACTGGGATGCAACCGTAAAAGCCTGCGGTTCCAAAAATGCCGCCGCAGAGCAACTTGGACGCATCTATAACTGCAGCGCCAAAAACGTATATGCAATTATTTACAGATATTCATGGGTGAACATCTGATGGTCCGCTAGACTGGGCACGCGGCAAAGGGTTGCCGTGTGTGAGGAGAGTGCTAAACTGGCGCTGGCCATGAGCTAGCGCTTTTTTATGTCTAACGAAATCGGTCGGCAATCCTGCATGGTTATCACCCTGGATGACTACAAGTTTCAGCTCGAGGATGCGAATGAGCCGGATGGGTTTGCTGAATACAAGGGAAAGATGGAAGTGTCTTATGATGGAGAATTTCTTGGTATAGACGTCTGGGAAGCTCCAGTTAACAGTGATTTTATCGATTCGCCTGTTCAACAAATAACTCTTGCTGGCCCAGATCAGGCTAACCTGCTGGTGGGTGCGATCCTTGCTTTGTTGGAATCTTATGGTCATCAGACTGTACTAGATGACGAGGATATCCAGGAGGAGTACAAGCAATTGGCAGAGGAGGCCCAAGGCACAGTATTCAGGTAAACTTTTGTATGGACACGCAGCCATTAAAACGTACCTGGGACACCCCCATCAGGGAGCGATGGAATGCCCCTATCCATCACTGCCTAAAGGCTATTGATGGCCACGTTGATTTGTACCTGAAGACAGGCGATAGGTGGCACATCGAGCAGGCCAACTTTCTGCGTTCTTATGTAGGGCGACTAAAGACCTGGATTCATGAGGAAGAAGACTGCCTGAAGTATCGCAACGCAGAAGACACCGAATGACTTTCGGGTCGAAGTCCAGTTTCTTTGTGCCATTTTATCATTGTATCTTGACGTAGCGGACCGCGATCAAAATAAACCTTGAAGTTCTGGTGGCTGGCAAGTTCAACCAATTCACGCACGCTGCCACTGTGCCTAAGTCGTTCGTGTATAACCAGCTCTGGACGTTGGTCGTACAGCTCCCCGTATGCGTTGTATTCAGTCATTAGCTGTGGTCCGAATAGATGGCGTTTACTTGGATTACCGATATTCTACCCATGTAAATGAAATACTGTTGCGCGTGTGACAATTTAATGTGCTGTTAATCGGCTCGCAAGATCTTGTTGCATTCACCGAATGGTTTAGTAATCGACGGGCATGGTTCAGAGGGACCGTAGATTAACAAATCCTGGAATGCCAGCACCAGAACCAGTACCGCAATGTAGCTGATACTCATCAATATCATCAGCCCGTCAATGCTACCGCTTGCGCTTTTTCTTTTTGCTAGATGCGGCTTGACTAAGAGCAATTGCTTGAGCTTGTTTTGGGTCACGGCCTTCCTTGATTAGTGTGCGGATGTTGCTGCTGATCGTTTTCTGACTGGGGCCCTTCCTTAACGGCATTCGCGTTCTCCAGGTGATCGTAAGCTAGGACCCATACGATTGTCAACAAGGTCCCCAGTAATACGATACCTAATCCGATTGCAATATCCCACGGGAACTCAGTCATCTACCATAACTCCTTGTTAGCCCAGTAAGCACCGGAAAGTTTTCCACGTGCAATATTCTTTGCGTGCCTACTTTTGAAAGATTCACGCCTTGCTTTGTCTTTAGCAGAATCACTGGCACTAGGTTTACCCGCTGTAGTCATTTTTTGATCGCCAAAACGTACCAGTTTCACGGTATCGCCATCTTTCGCGAGAACTACGCCTTTTTTTGTTGGATGGTCAGGGGTTCGCTTCGGCTTGTTGTAACCCTCTAGACCATATTTTTCGAGACGGGGATCCTTCTTTTTGGCCATGGAATCACGAATCCGATTCCTTAGATTTCCTGAATGCGTCCCTATAATGCCTTAGGTGCAACAAAGACTTGCCGTACAGCGACCTTGACACGCAAAGGCAGCCCTGCCGAGCACTTCAAAAAAGAAAAGATATGGTTAACAGCGCCAAGGAGAAACCCTGTGCACATTGCAATCAGAATTACCCACGTCCTGTAATGGACCTGCATCACATTGACCCATCCAAGAAGGGGTTAGAAATATCTAAATTGGTGTACAGGTGCAGTTACAGTGCGCTCCAGGAAGAAATAAGTAAGTGCGTCCCACTCTGCGCCAACTGCCACAGGATGGTCCACGCCGGACTAATTGAACTGGAAGACCCGGAAATCCAGCCAAAAGAATAAAGAATAAATGGCCTCAACGAGAGTCGAACTCGTACACCCTGCGGCGGCGCATTTTAAGTGCGCTGTGTCTACCGTTTCACCATGAGGCCTGGTGCTCCCTGCGTGGATCGAACACGCCTAAGGTCGATTATGAGTCGACTGCATTCACCAGATTGCTAAGGGAGCAGCAACCGTCACACTGTAGCCGATGCGGGTCGTCTTTGTAATATCCTCGTCCCATGATCTCCTGTAGACGGTTGCCACCGGGCACGCTAATGTCCACCTAAGGCCCTGCGACCTACAATGCCCCGTCCAATCAAGCCACGTTCAAGCCGTCGCCGCCTGCAGGGACAGCGCATCCTAAGCTTTGTCGCAACCCATCAAATCGATGGCAACGGCATCCAAGGTGTTACGGCTGCCAGGAAATTCGTATCACAAAATAATGTTTGCTATCCGGCAATCATTCGCGTTCATCGCAACAGGTATACAATCGACAGTTTTTTCCTCGCGGAAAAGGGAATGTTCGGATTGGCATATGCTGAATTCAATTGGATGGTATTTCCGTGCCTTCGGCAACTGGTCGAAAAAATTGGCCCAAGAGAGCTTTTCACTGACTTGGGCCTTTATGATTGGGCTTCCGAAGAAGAGAGCTACAGGGCGGAATACGCTTTTATCTAAGCGACCCTAGTTAGCCTGTTTCCGAAGTTGAACTTATAGCCCTCGACGGTTTGATCCTGACAGGGCTCCATGTATGTTCTGAAGCAACAAATCTTGTTGATTGCCGTGGTGTCAACGCCAAACTCTTTGGCAATGTCACCCTGCTTTTCACCCAAGTGGGCCCTTAGGCGAATTTCGTAAATCTGACGATCGCTGAAAAAGCCTTGCTTGCGTCCACGCTTGACTGGATCGACGCTCACGGGTGGCCGACGCATAACACGTCTGACAACGCGGCCAGGAGTGCTGGCCGAAACGTCTGTAATCCTGGCTATGCTGTCATAGTCATAACCTTGGCACCTCAGGTCCCAAATGCGGTCTTCTTTGGGAATGGAAACTCTTCCTCTTGCTCTGGTCATGGTTTCGGGTAATGGGTATCCCACTGCCCTTCTATCTTAGACGAATACTGGAGGGAAGCAACCCCCGGCCCGCCGCAGTGTTACAATTTATTGACACGCCACATCAGGCGTAACCGTTGCATTACGTTACAATCCCCTTGTTTCATAGTATCCACGATTTAATTGAACCCAGAAAGCGGATGCTTCAATGCGCTGGCTCCAGGCTTCTGGGTCCGATGGGTCGTGGATATTTTGCAGATATATTGGCGGGAACATTGAACGCTTCCAGGCCCTGAAGGCCCAATAAATATAGCCCACGCTATTGCAGACAAACTAGCATAGATTACCAGCGCCCAGACGGGAATCGAACCCGCATCGTAGTCCTGTCATATAGCATTGCGTCCAACGCATCAGCCAGGTACCGACCTGTCCAGTTGGTTCGGACTGGGCGACGACTCAGACAGGACTCAAACCTGTGACCGACCGCTTAGAAGGCGGTTGCTCTATTCAACTGAGCTACTGAGCCATTAGTCAGGCAGGGCGTCTTACCGTATCGGGCGGTATCTCCTGGCTATGTGCCAGGCGTGTTCCTTACACCAAGACGCAGTGACCCTCCTGTTTGTGCATCATCCAGCGTCCTGGGGCTAAGCATAGAGGGTGTTTGCACGGATCTAACCTGCGATCCGTAAGGGGTACCTTCTCCCTAAGGGGCCCCGCCGGGTCCGGGACGGTTGGTCAACCGTATGCAGTCCGTCGAGCTTGCCAAGTGGGTCGAGGGCTCAACCGTGGACTAGACGGGCGGAGGTGATCAACCCTCCGGCCTGGAAACCCAGGACTTCACGCAGGTCAACAACGATCGAAAATTTCCGATCCAGAATCGACGCAGTGCCCATTCCTGTTGACTGCACCCCGCCGACAGAGCAGCGTGGGGGGTTAACAGAAGGATTGGGCGTGACCGGATACAAAAGTAACCAGACAGTGGCCCAACCTCTGTCACTAACAGTATACCACAAAGTCAGTCCACGTTGACTGCCATCTCAGACCTGATTTGCTCAAAGTCGATTGGCCTGTAGTCCGTATGTTCTACGCATACGCATCTGTATCTGAGATCGGGCTCATCTTTCTCATCCAAGACTTGTCGGTAATGTAAATGTCCATGGATATTGCCCTTGTACCTGATGACTCCACAAGTGTGAACAGGAATATGCGTCAGGACATAATGATCCAGGTAATGACACCCTCTGATGTCATCAAAATATTTCACATAGTCCTGTAGCTTGAAAATATCATGATTTCCTCTGATTAGAATCTTCCTGCCATTCAGCCTTTCTAGACACTTCAGTCCACGCCTGGGAATAGCCACGTCTCCAAGGTGGTAAACTTTATCCTTGGGGCTAACGGTGTTGTTCCAGTTGTCGATCAATGCTTCATTCATTTCATCTACGTCATCCCAGGGCCTGAGCTTGGAGCCGTCGTCCCTGGTGAATCGGCAGACGCCGCCATGCCCGAAATGTGTATCAGAGATTAAGAATGTCTTCGTCATTACAGGAATTGTTCCATTAAGCTCACCTTAGCTTGACAGGACGAGATGATGGTATAAGTTGTTATCGCACTCTGACTTTACAGCAGGATGACCCCCAGGACTCCAGTCGAGGTACTGCCCGCCAAGCCAAACAGTGACTACCGAGCCACCTATCGCTTGGACGGTGAGGTGTCTAAGCTGAACGTCAATGCTGCAAGTTACTACGAAGTGTGGCTTATTGTAAAGCGCACGTATCCAATGGCCTCTGTGGTTGCCATTTTGCTTGTGACCGTCTAAGGTCCGTCCAATGTTCGCAATGATCAACAAATGAATGGATAACCTGGTAGAGATCACGTCAGCCCTGATCGAAACAGGCAACCGCAGTCCCCGCGCTACGGCAATCGCTGTACTCAGGGCACTGTCCGCAACACTGAGGATTTATCCAGATCCAGGCGACCTTAATCTGGAGGACTGCGCCGACTGGATTGACTCACAGCTTGAACAAACTAAACCATTCAAAAAATGAACCCTAGTACACTTGTTGCTGCTGGCTTCGCCAACGAACTGGCTGAAGTCCTGGAACTTAAACTGTTGGGAGTTGATGCTGTTGGTGAAAACTCTTGGGACGATCATGCGCGTCAAGTCCTGGAGGGATACCACAAGACTCTTGACCGGGGCGTGTCGACGTATCTACCGCTTTGGCGTTCACTTCATGAAGCCTATAGCTCAATCGACAGAACCAGCCCGCCGTATGTAATCTTTTCCGCGCTGATCACGGCTTTCTGCGATCGAATGGAATCGGATTTCCCTGTGCATGAAATAGATAAAAGCGTTTTGATTGGTTACTTGCGTGACGAAGCGGAAAAAGCACTGGTTTGTGAGTAATGAAGAGTAAATCGAATCGTCTTGGATTGAATCGAGACGATATGATGACATCCGCAGCCGTTCTGTTTCGTTTGGCAACAGCCCTAAGGAAGAACAATTTACCCAAGATCACACCAGATGAACTCGACCACATGGCCCGCACCATCAGAAAGAAGGCAGATTCTAAGTAGAACTATGCCGCGAGCGCCCCACGAGAATGGAGCGCCAATCGTCACTCCGGCGTGCTGCCCTGCCTGGAAGGCTATCAGGAACCAGCTTGATTGGTATCCTTTTGCTGATTATCCAGATCATGTTTGCATGCCATGTATCGGCCAGTGGCGCGTTAACCAGTGCCCGTCATGTGGCGCTGATGTTCGCATGTCTGTATGGAGGCTGCCTTGACCAACAAGCGTCAGTTCAACCAACCCCCGCGTGAACTGTTAGAGCAGTGGGTTGAAGAAGCCGATCAAAAGCTGACGACCCTGGAGGCATGCCAGCACGTCGCTCAGAAGGCCTCTGAGTGGGGTTTCGCCACAGCACTGTGCCCTGACCCCAATAGCCTGAAACAACGCGCCCTGAGGGGCCTGGAGCGCATCAAGAACCTTGGTGTGGTATCGACATGGGTGGGCAAGGACGTATTTCAAGTAATCGAGGAGGCCCTGGAGAGTCTGCCAGACAATACATAAGCAATACTAATGGTTTGAGGTATTGACCTGCGGGTGTCTAGCGGATAATTTAGATATGTCCTTAGACGCCAACAGGCTCTTAGCCATGCAGATCACCAAGCCCATGCTCGCCGGAACCTATGACGCCTGTAAGGCGCGTTTCCCTTATATGGCGACTCCCAAGATTGACGGCATCCGTTTTGTCATGGTCGAGGGTGTTGCCCTGAGTCGTTCGTTTAAGCCGATCCGTAATGCTTACGTGCAAAGCACGCTAAGGAGCTGCTTGCCGGATGGCGTTGACGGCGAATTGACTTGCGGTGATACGTTCCAGTCGTCATCATCGGCAATCATGTCAACCGATGGCACGCCGGATTTCAATTGCTGGATTTTTGATTATGTCGACCCGTTTAGCGATATCGTAGCACCCTATCGAGATCGGATCACTGATCCAGCGCTAGTTGAACTGGAAACTGAGCAGTTCATTACCATCCTGAAGCCAGAACTGGTTGCCAACGAACAGGAGCTGCGAGCAGTAGAAGAACGTTACCTTGATGCGGGGTTTGAGGGCGTAATGGTGCGTGACCCGGATGGAGGGTACAAGTTTGGCCGCTCCACGGTCAAAGAGAACACTTTACTGAAAGTGAAGCGTTTTGTTGATGACGAAGCAATCCTGGTCGGAGTGCTGGAAAAGCAGCACAACATGAACCAAGCCATGCAAGATGCGTTTGGGCGCACAAAGCGCTCTACCAGTCAAGACGGCAAAGTTGGTGCCAATACTGCTGGTACGTTGGTCGTGCGTAACGCAGATGGCGTTGAGTTTGGTATCGGCACAGGGCTCGATGAGGCCATGCGTGCTAAAATTTGGTCCAATCCTGGTGAATTCGTTGGCATGATGGTTAAGTACAAGTATTTTCCCGTTAGCGTCAAGGAGAAGCCGCGACACCCTGTTTTTCTGGGATTTCGCCATCGCGATGATATTTCGTCATGAATGCCTCGCTTCTGATCTTCTATTTGCTCTTGTTGTACATTGCATTACTGCAAGCTTCTCAGTAATGCAAGTTACACCACTGATCCTGTTCTCTGTAGATGAACAAATGCCACCAAACGAATACCGACGCAACGCACGTTTTGATTCTTTGGCAGAGTATGACCACCTTGCTAAGTCAGACGACTTCATCGAAGTAACCGAATGGCACAACGGTGAAGGTTTTGATGTACACCTTAGTACCAATGCTGGTGAACAACGTATGTCATTTAGCTGGGGTGAGTACCAAGCATTGAAAGCAACCCTTGGTGACTGGGCTGAAAACAATCTGGAGGATGAAAAATGACTAATCAACACCCGATTACCCCACCACTCGAGCTGTTAAATAAGTGGAACAACCTGCCATTAAGCAATCAAGAGATCCTTGTGATTGTCGCCCAATGGGGCGCCGACCAGGAGCTGGCGGCGTGCTGTGAGTGGCTGGAAAACCAGCCTCAGTGGATGGAAGATCTTCGTTCTGCCCGCCGCCCCAAGCTGCCGAGCTTGAAGGAACAGGCGCTGAAAACGTTGCAAAGGCTGTCCAAAGATGGATTCCCCTGCAACTATCAAGAATACTCTGATTGGGACACCATCCGCCGCGCACTGGAGGCGCTACCTGAATGACTGACAACCACCCGATTACCGTCCCCGCTGGATCCATCACCGGATGGAAACTGCTTTATTGTAATTATCAAGGGGATCTTTCTGAAACCGAATATATTGTCCTAAAATCCGCTCAATGGGGCGCCGACAAGGAGCTGGAGGCGTGCTGTGAATACATTGCCATGAAAGGCAAATGGTTTGCTGACTCACATTTTCGCTTGAAGGAACTTCGCGCCGCCCGCCGCCCTAAGCCATCGAGCTTGAGGGAGCAGGCGTTAGAAGCCATGCACCGCAACTGGAACCCACGCAACAGCGACGACTTCGACATTATCCGCCGCGCACTGGAGACTCTGCCCAATGACTGACCAACATCCCATCACCCCACCGCCGGAGCTGGTGCAGCAGTGGTGGGAGCAAGCCGATCAGTATCAAGACGATCCAAAGACTTACTTCGACTTTATAGTTACCGAAGTAGCCCAATGGGGTGCGGACCAAGAATTGAAAGCTGTTTGTCAGCTTTTGTTTTCAGACCCGTCAGTTACCTATACCCTTTCCGACATCCGCGCCGCCAGGCGCCCTAAACCGCCGACGCTGAAGGAGCAGGCTTTGGAGCAACTGGACGGAATCGCAACTGTATTTCGTATGACTCACGGTGGCAACATCGTGTGCGACAAAATCCTCGCTGCTTTGGAGGCGCTACCCGAATGAAGCCAGCGCATAAACGGGCTCTCCGTTGCTTTCTTCTTGAGAAACTCCGCGAAGTGACGTGTCTACAGTTAAGCGAACTAGCCGAAACTCATGACTGCCAGCCGTTTGATATGGCTGAACAATTTGAGATTGAGGTTGGACGTATTGAAAAACTCTTTTGTTACCCGCACTACGATGGCTGAACCTATCTCCCCCGCCGCGCAGGCGGTGCTACGTGCCTACATGAACAACTGTGGTTGGCTAGACGGCCCTCTCAAAAAAGACTACCAATGTGCCGCCGCCGTCCTGCGAGCTGCTGCGAATCAGGTGGTGCCACCCAGCCTTGAAACAGAGTTTTACGATCGCAATCCAAGTTTGACGCTGCAAAAAGCGGTGGAGATCCGCCAGCGTCTGCTCGCCATCGCCGCCGAACTGGAGGGTAACAATGTGTAATAAATCGCAGGGTTTTTACGGTTTGGACGGTATGCTTTCCCCCGCTACTCAAGCAATCATGGTTGCCTGGGAAAGCGAATGGAGTAAGGGAAGTTTTTGCCATGAAGAACGCTCCGTGGCCGCTGCACTCCGCGCTGCGGCGGATCAGGTGGTGCCGGAAGAGGATTCCTACGAAGGGGGATTCTCAGATTCACTTGAGCACCAATGCCGAGCATCTGAACGCAGACTTGCTCGCGCCGAACTCCTTGCTCTCGCCGCCGAGCTGGAGGGTGGCAATGACTGACTTTCGTGCGCTGTGCGCTGAGCTGGCTGATTCCGTAGAGCTGTTGCTTGAAATGCGGAGCAATGATCGACCGATGCGGGTAACAGAGGATCGCCTTAACCGCGCCCGCGCCGCCCTGGAGGCCCAGCCCGAGCCGCAGGGGCCAACGGATGAGGAGCTAGAGGATTTCGCACTGCAAAATGGTGGTGGCTATTTCAACTGCGACTGCCAGGAAGAAGCTGACATTCTCACCCGGAAACACATGAGCAACTATCGCGCCGTACTCACCCGCTGGGGCCGCCCCGCCATCGAGCCGGTGCCGGTGAGTGAGGGGATGCCTGGCCCGGAGGATGTAAACGACGATGGCGAAGTATGGGTCGAAGAGCCCGCTTACGATTATCCGTTGGGTGACACTGGCGATTACGACAGCGAGCCCGGCAGATGGGTGCTAAAGCCGCTCTCGTCCCTTGATAAGCGCTTCAAACGACGCTGGCTCCCCCACTCGGCGTTGCCGGTGCCTGGGGTGGAGGGTGCCGATGGCTGACGCCCTGCTTGCCCTCGCCCTACTGCTCGCCCTCGGCGCAGCGATTGAGCTGTGCATCAAGGCGATCTTCGTGCGCCTGCTGCCGTTGCTGCTGAGGTTGCCTGGTAGTTAAACAACCGTACCATCATTTCAAAATGAAAGCAGAAGTCCTGTATGACCCGCTCGCTAACACCTACTGCTGGAAGCTGTGGACAGGTCCAGACGGCATTGACGAATATCGTGGTATCGCAGCCTCTATTGGAGAAGCGTTTGAAGCGCTGATTAGAGCAGAAACCATTAACTCTCTTCATTACACAGCATAAAGCAATGACCGAAACCAGACAACTCTCTGACCTGGCGATGGACTTTGACACCAAATACAAAGTTAACGAAAAGCCCGTCAAGCAACAGGAGGAAAAGTTAGCAGAATACCACTTAAAGTACTGCGGGCCACTCTGGCAGCGCATTGGCGGTAAGACAGGGCCATACGACCTGGGGCCAGGCGAGATCGCAAGTATTTTGAGACTGATCGCTGACGAGGCAGAGCATCGCGGCGAAATAGACTATGGCCGCGATCCGGGGGAAACTGTTGACTGGCTGCGTTCTCAGGCTATGATTGCAGAGTCCGCCATAGGCCTTTAGCCATCATGAGACACAGCTTGACCTACGAGTCACTCTTGGCTGACCAGGAGCGTGCCCGTAAAGCATTTGGTTATATGATACGCTCTTGGCGTATCAGGAACAAGTGGACGCAGTACACTGCTCACAAATGGGCAAAAGAGGCAGGTTTTGAAGCCATTTCATACGGCAATCTGTCTTGCATTGAACAAGGCAAGGCCGGTGAGTTACGCCAGAAGGCGTTCTTCCAATTGGAAGAATTGAACAGGCGCCTCAATGCCAAGGATTGGGGAAGCGTTAAAACACAAGAAATCAAACAAAAATTGGAGCACTCTCAGCCACTGATTGATGACGATGGCAAGCTTTGGGATGCTGTTGATTTTTGGGCTTGCTACGTTGGTTACAAAGCAACCCCGAAGGTTTGCTAATGAATAACTGATTTCCGCTATTGTTTAACCTAAGCATCGAAACTTCTTCAAAATGAAAATCAAAAACGGATTCATCGACCCTGCTTATGCCACCGTTGTTGCCGGCGCAGTCTTGCTACTCGGTCTTGTCTTTGTAGGTGGACCAATGTATAATGTGTGGCAACAATCTCTTGCCGGTAAGGCAGAACTACAGAAGGCAGAATACACTCGCCAGGTAGCAGTTCTGGAAGCACAAGCAAAGAAAGATAGTGCTCAGCTAAATGCTGATTCTGAGGTGATTCGTGCGGGTGGCGTTGCCAAAGCAAACCAAATCATTGGTGATTCCCTGAAGGACAACCGCGAGTACCTCCAGTATCTGTACATCACTGGGCTGGAAGAAGGTTCCAGCAAAGGTAACGTAACCGTCTACGTTCCCACTGAGGGTGGAATGCCTGTTCCTACTCTGCAAATGAACAAATAATCTGAAAGAATTATCCAGCTTACCCTGTCGCTTATCTTTCAATGACTGATTCCAGGTACCCCTACACTCACGCGGCTGATTTCATCCGTCGTGTTGGCCCCGTAAGTAGTTCCGGTGTTGTTTTGTCGCGTGGCGATGCTTCTGCTATTCGTAGAGCAATTGCAGTTGCGATACAAATAGAAGATTTCAGGTTAGCTTGCATGCTGGCTGATGCTGAACTCAAGTATCAAGAAAGCTCAGAAGCAGTGCAAAAGGAGACTGAGCGTGTTTTGCGTGCAATCAGGGGGAGGAATCAATGACTGATCTGTATTCTTCCACCGTGCCACCAGCAGTACTGCAAAAATTACGCAGTACAGCTCCAACTTCAGGTTGGCCTCGTGATGCTTGGATTGCTGAGCAAGCCGCCCAATGGGGCGCGGATCAAGAATTGGAAGCGTGCTGTGAGTGGTTAGAGAACCAGCCTCAGTGGATGGAAGATCTCCGCGCCGCCCGCCGCCCCAAGCCGCAGACACTAAATAGCATTGCGCTGGAAATGCTGGGAACGATTGAAAAAATGGATGTAGTGATTCCAGAGATCACCGACACCATCCGCCGCGCACTGGAGGCGCTTCCTGAATGAGTGAACCTCTCTCCCCCGCCGCGCAGGCGGTGCTGGATGCTTACATCAATGCTCCATGTGGAAAGTCACGCGGTGTTTGGGTCGCCGCCGCCCTCCGCGCTGCTGCTGATCAGGTGGTGCCACCTGCTTTAATGTGTGAGTATTACGAGCGCAATGAAAGCCCTGTGTTAGGGAAAGCGCTTGAAATTAGGGGCAAACTCCTCGCCATCGCCGCCGAGCTGGAGGGTGGCAATGACTGACTTTCGTGCGCTGTGCGCTGAGCTGGTAGACGAGTTGCACTGCTACAAATACGTGCATCCTCAACACGACACTGACCTAATTGACCGCGCCCGCGCCGCCCTGGAGGCCCAGCCCGAGCCGCAGGGGCCACCAAAGAATTGCTGGCTCGACGATGAGCCGTATCTTTGCCCTAGCCCCTGTGTATTTGACGATCCTTCCGAAGTGATTGACAACTGCTTGGAGGCGCGCCACCTGAGCGAAAAAAACAAACCAAAGGAGGCATGTAAGTATTACCGCACTACTGCCCAGCCCGAGCCGGTGGTACTGACCCGCCCCGACTGCTTTAACTTCGCCATGGACTTCTTGGGCGGCACAGAAGAAGTCGAGGTGCGTAATTACATCGAAAGGCTTGAGTCCGCCGCCCGCGCCGTCCTAGCCCAGCCCGAGCCGCAGGGGCCGACGAATGAGGAGCTGCTGGCATCAGTGCGTCACTTTTATGGCGATCAGGCTGCTGCCGACATGGGAGCAGAAGACGATCTGCGTACAGCCCGCGCCGTCTTTGCCCGCTGGGGCCGCCCCGCCATCGAGCCGGTGTCGGGGAGTGAGCGCCTGCCGGGGCCGGAGGATTGCGATGCGGAGGGAAGGTGTTGGTGGTGGAACTCTTATGAAAACATGTGGGATTTAATTGACCTTGAGTACCGAGTCCGGGCTGAGTTTCCACATAGCACCCACTGGCTCCCCCGCTGGGCGCTGCCGGTGCCTGGGCTGAAGGGTGAGTGACCAACACTAGAATCCGCTCAACAGTATAATTGTACTGAACCAGTCAACTGAAACGAATGTATTTTTTGATTGAGCCACTGCTGACATCAGAGCAGTGTAATACTTTTTTACGCGCACTTGATGCACCTGAAGCTGATTGGCGTCCTGGGGCTGACACCGCCGGCTGGCATGCCCGCACCGTCAAGCAGAATCAACAGCTAGCATCAAATAGCCATTTGCGACACAATCTGGAACAAAAAATCCAAGGCTATTTTCTGGATAATCCGCTGTTTCAAGCTGCTGCTTTCCCGCGTTCAATCCACAGTATTCTATTCAGTCGTTATAGTGCCGGTCAAAGTTATGGTCGCCATGTAGATAATGCCTGGATGGGCGCCAATCGAAGTGACCTTTCTTTTACGTTGGCCCTGAACAGTACTGACGACTATACAGGCGGCGAACTGGTACTGGAGCTGCCGACCAAGGAACAGGCATTTCGGCTGCCTCAAGGTCACGCCCTGGTGTATCCCAGTACATTATTGCATCGCGTTGAGCCGGTAACCTCAGGGGAGCGGGTGGTAGCGGTGGGATGGACCCAGAGCCGCATACGCCATGCCGATCAACGTGAATTGCTGTTTGACTTGGATACCGCTCGACGGGCTTTGTTCGGGCGCGGTGGCAAGGATGAATTGTTCGACCTGATCAGTCGCAGCTACACCAACCTGCTGCGCCGCTGGGACGACTGAGCAATATCATTAGTCTAGTTGGACGCAAAGTGAGACAGCCAACCGCTTGACACGCTTGCTAAGATAAGCCAGGTAACAACCATTCCTGGCCTTCTCGCTTACCAGTGGACCACAACCTGCACACCATCAAGATTACTGGTCACCTGACCTTTGATTCTAGGTACAAAAGCTTCCGTTCTGCTTTTCGTGATTTTATCGAAGACCCAACCAGCGAGGGTATTCAATTACAAGTCACCGATATGGTAAATGCAGACATTCCTTCAATGGAAATTGGCGCCAAGATATCAATTTCCAGAACCATAACCAGTGTAGCCGACGCACGTTTTGCACAGGCCGATAAGACCAAGCCACAGGTAGCACGTAAACCTGTTGAAAAGCCTGTGGAAAACCGGATTAAGGCCGATAAGCCGGTCAATAATCGACAATTGCTCACCGTAAACGGTAGTGATACCTGTTTCCACTGACGAACCAATCAATCAGGAGCCAAATCAATGGATACACGAATCATCCGTACAGCGCAAAGGGTAAAGAGCGACTCTCGCCAAGAGAAATTCAGGGCGCTTGAAGTAATGGCCAGAGACAGGATAGTATTCTCTGCTTTTTATCCAGGCACGATGGTCAGGCACACATATCATGACATTGCAGAATTTTCATCACCCAAGGAGTTGGGTCCCAAGGACTGCCGGAATGTGGTAGCCGTCGCCGTTGTTTACATAGACAATGACAAGACTACGCGCATGCCATTGTTATCACAATGCCAACTGGATGATTTTATCGTGTCCGCGCTGGCGGAAGGGAAAAGTGTCATTGACTTAAGAAAGCTTGGTGATCAAAAGATAAGACAATTGTACACCCTAGCGAAACAATCAATCGACGTCCTGTCATGAGCTACGACATAGATCTGTGCGATCCGGTAACAAAAGAAGTTTTGAAACTGGATGAAAATCACTTCATGGCCGGTGGTACTTACGCTATTGGCGGCACCAACGAGATGTGCCTCAATGTTACCTACAACTATCGCAAGGCGTTTGTCAAGACGATGGGAGAAAAAGGTATCCGCACTATTTATGGAATGACCGGCGCCGATAGCATTCCACTGCTGGATCAAGCTATTGATAACCTAGCGGATGATAAGACTGATAACTATTGGGAACCAACTGAAGGAAATGCCAAAGCAGCTTTAATCCAATTGAAAACATTGGCTAAGATGCGCCCAGATGGTATCTGGAGGGGTGACTGATGGAAAGCATTCGTTCGCTGTACGGTGAAATGCTGGGAGAGTTGCAGACCGCTCTTGACGGCGACCAGCAGGGCGATCTCCCTGGTCTGGTCTGGCGTGCTAATGCTGCCCTGCAGTACGTCGATAGCACAAAGCAATCATGGCCAGTAGTGTTGCCACCGCAACCTTCACTGGATGATTGGCTTCAGGTCGAGACCAATCGTCAGTCATTGTTGCGTTACCTGATGCGAATTGGGGTATTAAGCCAATTTGGCACGCTAATGCCGGCTTGGGTAGATGACTTCGAGTTGCTAGAATGAATTGTACGCACCGTCCGTGGCAAATGGAAAAATGACCAACCCAGTTTTTGAAATCGGAGATCTTGTTATCAAGACCTACGGCAGGAATCCTGCAAAAGTCATCAGGAAAGTAGCATGGAACAACAATTACTACTGCAAGTACGAACACAGTGGCGCTTGCTTTGAAGCTAGCGCACAAGAGTTGAAACTTTACGACACACCCGACGAAGAAGTCATGGCTGAAACCAAAACTCTGTATTCCTTTCAGAAGGAAGATAAAACTGTCGGTTACGGCAGTCACATTGGCACCAATTCCAGCAACCAGTACCTGATCGAAGAGAAAGGTACCAATACCATTCATGTCTTTGACCCCAAAGACCTGGAAGAGGTATTGCCTTATACGTTTTCCGCCACCATGAACGGCAAGGAGACTCATTACATCGCCAGTCCGGGTTCACTGAAGAAAGGTGACTACCTGCTTTACACCAGCGGGTCCCAGCCTATGATTGCGGTTGTAACCGCCGTAGACACCAAGAACAAGTCAGCTCGTACCAAGTTCAAGGGTCTGCGACTGATGGCAGAACCCATCTGAATACACCTCCAACCAACCTACCGTCGAATCTGACGACTTGAAGCTCACTCCAAGCAACCTACCGTCTAATCTGACGATCCATCAATGGCAGAGCCTGTTGGTAGCTGCCATTGATTTGTTGCAAAATACAACCAACGCAGAAGAAGACTTGGCTTACACCCAATGGTTAATCGAACAATGGCGACTTGACCAGCAACGCATTATTCACCAACAAACCATTCTTCATAAACAAAATGAGCAGTCATGACCACTGACAGGCAATGTTCCTTCGATCCGATGGCCGAGGCATATATCGGGGCACCAATCGGAATGTTTCATTGCCCATTGTGCGGCGAAATGGTACTGGCGGGCATGCCTCATCCAGACTACAGTATATGGGACATGATCGACGAGGTAGAACCTAGCCCCCAGCCCTCTTGCCAGTCTTCTTCTTGCGACTGACCATCAGCTTGCCGTCTTTCTCGGTAACACTCATGCCAGCTTGTTCTGTTTGACGCTTCAGATCAGCATACTTTTCGGCTGCCGTCATTTTCTTTGCTTTCTTAGGAGTCACGGCAACCAATCCAATCAAACCATAGGCTTCCAGCCATGAAACCAAAAATCCGACCATTATTACAGCAGTGCATCGAAAATGGTATCCGCCGTGGCTACCACCGTATTCACAAGCATTCGATAGGCGCTGTACCTGAAGAAGACATATTTTCTGCCATCGAAGAAGCAATCATGGGTGAGCTGTACGAATGGTTTGATTTCCCGCCAACCAATGACGATTGAGACCCCCACAGACCATGACAATGCCTTTACGGAAGCGGAGCATGCCCACCGATTGGCATATGCTCTGAGAGCCGTCCTGGTGAGCCTGGAAGCCACTGGAAACTTGGAAAAGGTATCAATGAGCCTGCGAAGGTTGGTACTGCACACCCTGAGCACTTACTTCAGGGACGACCACTCAGTGTTAAACAATTCCACATCAAAACGATGATTGTAATCCCAACAGAACAGATCGATGAATGGGATTCAGAATATGACAGATTGCAACTGAGCAAACAGGTCTCACGCATCTCGTTCATGGCGCATTGTGCAGCAGTGTGGGGCTACGACCAGGGCTTAACAGCAATGGACCAATTGTTCAGAACAGATCCAGAATTGGAATAATATTCCCTTTACAATCGCTTTACGGTCCTTAACCAGATCAAATCAGAATTTATCCGGTAGTGCGGTTGAAATGCCGCAGATATGGCCTAGCATAGGGCGAATTCAATCCACCGATGGAAATCACCGGCCAAGGCGCTCACCCCATCATGCAGCTCCATGATGACATATCAAACTTCCTGGAAGCGATAGACCCCCAACCAGGAAGCGAAATATTTGAAACCGGATTCAAATTCACCAGGTTGTTGAATGAATTACATGAAACGTATGTGATGGAATATGCCGTCGAACACATGGAGTCATGTTTCCATTGCCCATCAGCCAACAGCCATCCAGCGGAGTAAAGAAAGAAAGTGGACAAAGAAAGAAAGGTAACTAGTATTTATAGCTATAAGTCATAGCATATAGTGTATAGTATATAATATATATTATAATATACACCATAGTGGGTTTAATGGCTGTTACCTTCTATTTTCTCTCCAATTATATACAACCTACCGAACCTTGCGAAGGCAAGGTTCCCTGGGTAAGTGCCTTGAACGGGAGCCTTGATAGAGATATACATGCCATAGGTTCTTAAATCCCCTAGGTAATGTTGGTTTATAGTATATATTATATTCTATAAAGGTAGAATATATTATGCACTATAGGGCCATTCCTGGCAGGCATTCAACCACTGACCGGAATTACTCGTTGAACGGGAACCCGGTCACCTGGTTGTTGATTGAAACCTCGTGACAGGTGCCCAGGAGCGCCAGGAAGGCGTGTGTGGAGGCCTTTGGCTGTACTGACACGGTAGGGGGTGTTTCAGGGGCCTTACAGGGGCAGCTAGAGGGCAGTTTGGTTTCAGGCCCTGCAGGTGGGCAGTGGGCAGTGGGCAGTGATCATCTCACCAGGAATTACCGGTTGCGTCAATTTTCACTGAAATGGCAATTTTCAACATTTGCTGAAAGCCTGAAATCTTGAAAATTGTAGCGTACTGAACAGTTTTGTGTAAATAATCGTTACAGTATTCGGCGTATCAGCCAACGTTTTCTGTCTCAAATCTGTCTCAAATCTGTCTCAACTGCACACAGAATGAAACCTCGTTACATTTTCTTAAGATTTACAGAACGATATAGCTGAAGGTACTATTGCGGTGCCGTGGCCTTATAGGTACCTTAAATTCCGATGCCGTTAGTCGGGATTATGAGCGATGTAAAGGTGTGTTGCCGTTTGGTTGTGGTGGATTGGCGAATAATGGACAAAGTGACATGTATTGGTATAACTGGATTCTGATGCGTTGTATTTCCATTTGCGGGTTGTAAGTATTTTCCCCTTTAGCCGCTTCCCATTCCAGGACGTCTGCTTTAATTAGGATGCGACCGTTACTGTTAGTGTTTAGGTCAACCAGTTTAGCTTGAGCGTTTTCGAATTGATCAACCAGGTCTAGGACATTGGATACCGCTAACGTAGATAGTGTACCAAGATCATTCATCGATTGAGTGATGACTGAAAGTTGGTAGGAGCCAACAGATAGGCCACTAGCGATTAGCAGGCGGATTTGATCACCTTGGGACCAACCGTAAGCAGTGTTTAGTGTTGGCATTCTTCCGTGGGATTATACCTTTATGATTCCGTTAATCAATTTATTGTTCCAATGATTATACTGTGTCGTATACCTTAATAATATATGTCAAATTCACGCCAGTTTATTGAGCAGAATCCAACGGTGGCGATTACGGATGCGTTGGCGTTGTGGTTGGCGATCAAGGAGCGGGATGAGATACCTGTCAGGCAGTTGCTGCGTGAGTTCGAATCAGCGTATCCGGTGGGATACGGCAAGCAGATGGTGGTAAAGATGATGCCATTCCTGGCGGCGGATGATAAGGAGTGGCTGCGTGAGCTGTACTGAGGCGGCCACTACATGTCGCAAGGCGGTCTCATAATGAGACTGTCGAGTTGTACATTACCGGGCGCGAGCACCGCCGCAGGTCGAGCATCGTGGCATCTGATGTTAAGAAATATAACAAAAATAGAATCGGGGACCCTCGCGCTCCTGATCGTGACCGCCAAACGCGCTGTTCACGCTCATAAAATTGTATCGCCGCGAACACAAATCCTTGAGTTTCTTAATGAAACCTGGAAAAACGCCCCCGGCTTCCGAGAATGCTGGAATGTTGAAAAATGTTACGATTTGGCTGGATCTGGCTCGGGTGCGCCGGCTGGCGCGATCGTGAACGCCCACCGGGCGGTCGCCCACGATCACCATTTGCTATTTGCGAATAACGAATAAGCATAAAAAAACCACCCCGAATTGGAGTGGAATGACTCATGAATTGGGTGCCAATCAGCAGGGATCGGGGCTAGTCAACTCCAGCTCAGTCTCCTCAACTGGTGCTAACTCAGCAGAGCGGATTTGCAGGGCTTTGCCAAATGCCGATTCATAGAATGTACGCTGATCCGGTGACAATGATTTATTGCAAGTGTCAGCGATTTGGTCAATAATTAGCTGACCATTGTTCAACCTAGCCTGAACGGTGTAGCGTGGATCACCGTTAAGCATCACCAGAACGATGAAGTGAGTTTTTTTCTTGATGCCAGCGCGATAGCTATTTGCGGACCCCACACAATTCCGCACAGCCTTGCCCCATGATGCGAGCTGATGCACGTCGCATGGCTGAAAGAAGGAGTATTTCTGTCCAGGCTCTTCCACCCGAACCGGCTTCGGGAACAGGTCTTGAGGCAGAACTTCGTTGGGCGTGCTGACCTTAAAGCATTCCCCAACCAGATAATCGTGGAACTCAGTCAGCCGCCAGCGATTAGGCCGCGCCAGTTCCAGCTTGCCGTCGCTGTTATCTTTATTCTGGTGGTGGTGAAGCTGATCCAGCATGGACATACTATCGTTCAAGGTGTGCAGAGTAATAGTACGGGTGCCAGTGCGCCAGTTGGTGTACCTCTCGCCAGGCAAACGATCTTCAATGTCCTTACTGACGATCTGAAGGAAGCTGGAGATAGGCATGTTATTGCTCAGCCACTCACGTGCTCCACTGCGGTACGATACCCTGAAGTCTTCGACGTTGGAGGCCAACTCCCACATTTGCTGGCAGTGATCCAGGGAGGCATCGCCATAAAGCTTCAGGAAGCTTTGCATCACATCAACCTTGTGCTTGAACAATTGGGTAGCCATCGCCACCACCTCACGGCAATCTGTCTCGGGATCGGTATAGACTTTAACCGTTTTATCAAACACTTTGTTTGCTTCTTTCTTGAAGTATGGTGTTTGAAATACCTGTTCCAGTTTGGGATTCGAACCTTGCCGAAGCACTGAGTTTTTAATCAGCAATTCAACGAAGCTGAGGTTAGCTTGATTCCCTTTAACACAGCCAAGACCAAATACGCACTTGCGAATGTCACCGTCTTCCCTGATTCTAGCAAAAAGATGTTCGTTTTTCCACTTGGGAATGGTCTCCATAAATGCTGTTAACCACGCGGAAATTGCATTGCGCTTTGCCACTAGGGCGCGGCCATACTGAGTCAAGGGGCCGCGCATCGGAATGTTAGCCATCCCATCAATCACCATTTGACGGGTCACGCGCAGGGTTTTTAGAACAAACCTAGAACGACCAGTTTTAACCTCAGAGCGAATAGCGCAATCGTTCAACATAAGAGGATCGCTGTCACTCGGACCAGTCCAACCGAGTGTCATGTCGTTAGCGTCATTCTTTTCAACTGCTGCCGGTGTATTCTTGAATGCCACCGAGAAACCATACAGATAGTTATGCTTCTCGGCAACTTCAGGATGCTTTGCGATGTATTCCGGCTTGATGAACCACCAAGCAAGCCATTGAGATTTGTGGTGCATGATAAGTGCACGGCACTCCTCTGCGTCAACGTGCATGAAGCGACGATTAACTTCTTCCTGGTTCAGTCCGGTGGTAGCGTTAAGCTGTGCCGATGCGCCGATCAGATCGGTGGGAACCAAACAATCAATAACGCCAGCAGTAAGGCGCGGGGCAGTCGAGCCAGCTTTCTTGTTGCCGCCAGCCATGGCTGCATAAACAGGCTTAAGGACCGGATCGTATGCGACGACTTCCTTGAGCAGATTCTGGGGGAGTTGGAATTGCATGGGAGGAACCCTCTGACTTGTCTAATGTAGCATCCTGGCCTGGCTAATGCAACGCCTGACCGGAACAGGTTGGCCGTCGCAACATAAGTTAACATTATATGCAGCGATCGTGACTCAGCACTTGCCTTCGGCGCTGAGTCACGCTCACCCGGCACCTGTTATTTGTTGTTTTAACTCAGAACATGCTTCCGATTTCCATATATTGTGGCGTCGGATCATGGGGGCCTAGTGCTAGTTCACACTTGCCGTGTTCTGCTGCTACGTGAGCGATTAGGTCAATCAGTTCGGATGACATAGTGCCCTCGTTTTCATCCAGGATACTGCAGTCTGGCGTGCTATATGTGGCTTTCCAGTAAATACCGATATGATCCGGCAAGTGCTTAATGTCATTCCATCCCGCCCTGGGCCTCTCATCAATTGTGCATTGAGTTGCGTCTATCGTTATATCTAAATCCTCTAGGGCTGGAGATAGCGTCAGAGTGCCAATGTATCTGAGCAATTGCTCTACGGTGCCGCGATGATATTCTGTCCGGGCCTCATTTTTCTTGGTTTGTTTGCTATAGCTAAAGCTCTGTGTTGACCATTCAACCATGCCAGAAGGCTCAGCGCTGGAGGCGGTAACCCAGTCGGGCTCCATGGGGGCGGTGGTCATTTGGGTTTTCCCGGTTGGCCCTGTCATCATAGCAAGAAACCGGCCCGAAGGCCGGTTGTTAAGTTACGAATACGTGTAAAGGCTATCTTCCGGCTGCCGCCATGGCGGGTTTTGCATTTGACTGATCTCGGCAATTTCCTCCCAAGTTAATTGTGCTCCTGCAGCCTTTTTATCGTTGAGCTGTTTCCATCGTCGCCTGTATTGTTCATGTAAAATGGGGTCAAAGTTTGACGCATGAGGAACTGGCTTAAATTTGTTTTTATAGTAAGCCTCCTCCAATAATGGAAGAAGAACTATTGCGCCTATCGCAAGCAGCAGGAAGGGTGATGCTGGCAACGCCGAGAAACTGCCGGTTTTGCTATCATAGGCCCATTTAATTTCACTCATTCAGTTCACCATTGCGTAGCGATTCCGGCTGCGACCATGGGCATGAATCACCACGTTAGCAGAGGCGCCGTCACATAGCGAACAAACAGAACATTCTGTTTTGTGGCCACGTTCATCGGATGCCGCACAATGTACCGTACCGGCGGGATCCTTTGAGTCTACGGGTGTGACCAGATACGTCTTCCACCCGTTAGCAGTTGCCTGCAAATAGTCCTCAAATCCATCACAAGAAGCCTGGGCGATTCCTTTCATGTATTGCGCCCAAGGTTGCCGCCATTGATGCGTATAGGCCGTGTGAGTGCGGCAGCGAAGCAAAGGCTCAGTCCAAACATCTGCGGGCACCATTGCACCATCGCCAGCGGAGCCAATCCGCAAGGCTACGTTATCGAACAGGTGCCAATCGTCGCCGATCGGTGCATAATTGCCACGCTTGTAGCAGTTCCACACTGATAGCGGACCCTGGTACCAAATAACATAGCAGGTACCATCGTTGTAACCAGCGTGCAAACAATTGCCGCAGACTGATCTACCTAGGCCGTTCTTAAATGCTTCATTCGGTTTGACATCCTGACGCATGATCCAGGTTTGAATCATTGCGCCTGTTTTGCTGTTACTACTGGACTCCTCGAAGCCCGTAGTAATAACAACAATAGGAGCGCCGTCTAAATTAGACGGACCCTCCCAAATGATGCGGCCGTTGTTGTTCATTTGGGTTAACCCAGTGAGGACTCTCACATGATAGCACACGCCGCAGGCTTGAAAGGTGAACAAA